GAATTGATGAAGTCAGCTAACACCTTGATAGACAGACTCTCCCCCGGATTGCATACACGGTCCTGACGAGCGTACGGTACGTACGGCATGAATAATTTCAGCTTGACGCCGGGAAGATCACGGCGGATGGCGTCCGCCAGCAGTGCCAGATCGAACAGGTCGGAGTTCGACTCAAATGCGAGGTTCAGTGTGACATCATCTTCAAGCCACACCGGGGGCTTCACACGAATGCAGCTTTCGCCAGCGGGGAACGTGGTCTTGGTAAGGGCGCTATCGTAGCCAACGATACTTACGCTCATCTTACACTCCAACGCGCAGCGAGCGGATGAAGGTCAGGCCGGGGATGACAGCGTAACCATCGAAAGCGTTGCGCACGCCTTTGACATCGGCCGTTGCACCAGCACGGAGGCCGGAACGGTAGACGCCATCACGACCTTTCTTGTAGTTCGGGTTCAGGCACCAGCCCGGAATGAATTTACCTTCACGTTGATTGCGGCTCTTGCTCATTATCTTCTCCTTGTTCATAGCCCGAATACGGGCAGTAGGTTGGTCCGGGGCAGGTTCCCGGTAATGAAGCTCCAGTTCCACACTGACAGCCTCGATTGTAACGCTCACTACGTACCTGCAATCTTAACTCGTAGATGTCGTCGTTGAATGTGTCCATTATCTACAGGTTCTTTCGTGCCGTCAAGCTATTTGGAAAAATAATTTCGCACTTGTCTTGCAGCCTGTCGAGCGCATCGGCGTCGATACGCAGCGGGAACAAGTACGCAGGCTTCTCCAGAGCGATCATACGGTGCAGCATATCAAGTGAGCCAGTGCTACGACCGTTCCACACAATCAGAGCTGCGTCTGCGATCTGTGCCATCTCTTCGTTACGCCAGTGCCCCGCCAGAGCGTTGTAAGGCTTGCCAGCACGGTTATAGCGGATGACAGCGCCCTTCGCTTTGATGTTGTCCCAGTCCGCAGCCTTCTTGATCGGCTCTTTCAGTCCGGCCTTCTCCGAAAAAATGAGGCCGTGCTTGTCCGGTCCTTCAGCAAGGCCCGACACAACGACGATACTCTTGCCATACTTCTTCCACAGACCGGATTCGATGATGGCCTGACGGGTGACGTTATAGTCCCGGATGCTCCGGGAGCCTGCGATTACAAGCTTCATGTTGTTGCTCCTTCGGTTGTTGCATGATATAGAAAATATGGAATGTCAGTCCTTCGCTCGACAGTCCTTCGATGGTTACAGCGACGTGTACGCCATCCGTTTGTGTCGTAACGTTCACGTCATATCTCTTACCCACGCATGGGGTGTATCGTCAATCATAACGTCGATGCGGATACCTTGCCCGTACATGAAGCGTTCCTTATTCTTCCTGTCCGTGGCGTAGATACCCTCGCATTCAACCTTCCAGTATTGCATAGCCATGTGCACTTCCTTAGCTTCTCCTTCGTTTCGCCACGTGACGATGTAGACCTTGTGCCCTCGTTCTGTGAAGCGTTTGACGAACTCGGCCCAACCGATGGGATCACGCGTGAACGTATCGTCGTAGTCAAGCCCGATGTTCATGGCTCGATTCCTTGAATTGGGAAGCCCAATTCACGTTTTGCACGTTGCTCCGGCGTCTCGTTGAAACGGAAGTATGGGTGCAGGGTGAACTCGTACGGCTCCGTGTTACGCCCTTTCAGGACGCGTACGCCGGTACTGTTGCTACCTTGCGGGGTCAGGTAACTTTCGAGGTCGATAATCATGCTGGTCATTTCTATCTCCGATAAAAGAAAAGGCCAGTGTAGCCGAAGCCACACCAGCCTGTCAAGTAGTGCTTCTTACGAAGCGTTGTTCAGGTGCGACTCCAGACCCTTGAAACCACCGGGGATCAGAACGTCGTCCTTGTAAATCTGCGGCATGGACCTGTGCCCTTCCTTCTGGATGAAGCGAGCAGCGGTCATGTCCTCGTCAATCTTGATGACGATGTGCTCAAGACCTTTGGCCTTCAGCTTGTTGACGGCAGCAGTGCACGAAGCACAACCTTCCATACTGTACACGACGTACATAGTATTACTCCTTAGCTTACGATGATGGCACGTTCTTCGAACACGCCGAGATTGATGACAGCGCCGTCCGCTTTTGCACGGCACAGGGCGACAGGCCCATTGATTGCCTGCACTTCGAACAGGGCCAGATGACGGCTCTGTGCACCAGCGAACGCGTATGCGATGGTATCGCCCTTGCTTATGGTGTTGCCTTGGATGTCGGTCAACGTCGGCGGAGGGTTGACCTTGCCAACGATTTCGTACTTAGACGGCTTCCAGAACGCACGGGGCCTGCCCGATTTGTCGGTGAACTCTGCGTAGTTGCCCGCCATCCAGTCAGAGTAGCCGTGGCCCGTCACTTCGAACAGATCACCTTTCGTAAGGTCGCCCGTTGTTTCTCCGACGTAGCGGATGATGTCGCCGGTTACGGCCAATACAGTATTCGTCATTTGGTTCTCCTTTGGTTGGTAAGAAGGGCTACATCGTAATGTAGCCCTTCGTTTCTGTCAAGCAGTTATTGGCAGGCGATACACTCCGACTTCGAGGAGACAATCGCACGGCTTGAGTAGATGTAGTACAAGCTGTGGATCAATTCGTTTTCGAACGCTTCCTTGTGCAGCAGAGCGATTTCACGCTCCGTTGTACCCTTTGCGATGTACACGTTGATGCTCTGGCCTTGGTCGATGTGCTTCTGTGCAGCAGCAGCCAAGCGCAGCACGATACGCTGATCGTACTCGAATGCCGTACGGAACACAAGCTTCTCGAAATCATCCAGCCAGTCCACGTGCTGTACGGAACCGTAGCCCTGTACCACGTCAGCAATGCACTTCTCCACGTCCAGTCCCTTACGTTTGATAAGGGCAAGCAGTGGCGGATTCACACGGTCCACTTCACCGGCAGAGGTTTTCTGCGTGAACGACATCGCCGTATCGAGGCCACGACCCTCCGAGATGCCGCCCATGATAAGGGCAGTGCTCTTGGTAGGAGCCACAGCAATACGGTGCGTGAAGCGAAGACCGTAGCCTTTGCACCACTCCGGTTCACCCAGTTCAACAGCCAACCACTTCGACGCTTCCAGCGATTTGTCGTCCAAATGCTTGAAGAACTCTGCGTTGAAAATGTACGCATCCACAGAGTCAGCAGGCATCATGTGCTCTTGCATGTACGTGTGCAGGCCACCGCAACCCAGACCGATAGCACGACCCGCTTTGGTAGCGTTGACAGCCTTCTCCAGTCCCGGAATCCCTTCAGCTTGCTCGATGAACTCCGAAATGACGCAATCGAGGAACACGGTAGCAACAAACACAGCATCCGTATCCTTCCACTCGTCGTACTTCGAAGCGTTCATCCACGCCAGAACGCACGTGTACGTGTACTTCGTTGCATCGCTGTGCAGGAAGATTTCGGTGCAGAGCTGTGAAGCCTCGACCATCAGGCCGAGGTCTTTGTACATCTGCGGACGGTTCCGGTTCACCTTGTCGATGAAGAAGAAGTAGCCCTTACCCGTTACCATCTTGACACGCATCATACGCTTGAATCGACGGTGCGCTTCCTTGTCGCCCTTGTTCAACTTGGCAACAAATTCGTCCGTGATGATCCAGCCCATGTTGAAATCGTCATCATGCTTTTCGAGGTACGCGATCACTTCCCAGAAGTCACCATGCATCACGTTCAGATAAGCGGCCCATGCGCCACGACGAGCGGTTCCTTGGGTCACGTTACGCATGATTTCGATGTGCTCTTTGATGACAGGCATCACTCCGTTGGCCTTACCGCCACGGCTGATCTTCGAACCACGTGCACGGATACCTGATAGGTCCGTAGCAGTACCGAAGCCCTCTTGGCTCAGGATCGCGATTTCCAGCTCGTTGCTGTAGAAGCCGTAGATCGAGTCAGCAGCTTTCGTACCAGCGCAGGACACGGTGCAGCCACGACGAGTACCCATGTTGGCGAGAACCGGCGTAGAGCATGCCAGCCAGCCTTTCCACAGGATTTCGAAGAACTTGTCGGTCCAGTACGTGCTGAACGTCTCGGTCGGCATCAGGATGCGTCCCATCTCCCGGTCCAGCGGTGCCAGCTTCTCCGGTGCGTGTTTTGCAGCGGTAGCAGCGATACGGAGGTACTGTTGACGCGGGCTCTCCGCTTCGTACAGGTACTTGTCCATGAACATCTGGTAGCCAGCGGTTGGCATCCACACTGGGACCGTACCGTCTAGTTGGCCCTGCTTACGCGCCTCACTGTAGCGCTCATACTTCGACATCAGTAACTCCTTCCTCAACAGGCCAAATGAACTCTTCCTCGTTCCATGTGTTCGTGTACTCGCGTCCCTTGCCGACGAAGAAATCGTTCAGTTGGAACTTCTGCACGCCACCGTAGAACCATTCGGCAATCGGGTTATGTTTAGTTTCACGTTTACCGAAGATAGGCGGGAAGCCCAGATCGGTAACGCAGATGTTGATACGGCTCTTTACGAACGTCTTGGCGTCAGCCACGGTCCAGCCAGTACCTACATCACCTTTCTCGCCCAGCATTTCAGCAATGCGAGCCTCGTGTTCGTACAGCTTCAGTGCAGCCTTCTTGATGGCACGCTGGAGCTTCTTGTACAGCTTCTTGTACTCTTCCGGCGACAGGATGTCTTCCCATTCCTGCATCGCGGTACGGAACAGTGTGGCCCCGCCGATCTGGTGCAGACCTTCATCCACGACGGATTGGTCAATACCACGGACAACGTTGCCGATTAAGTTGTTGCCTTTGCTCTGGAAGCTCTTGAAGAACGCGAACGAGCTGAACAAAATCGCACCTTCGAGGATCGAGAACACGGCGATAGATAGCAGATCATCCTTGTGGTCCACCATCTTGTTAAGGAACTCAACACGGTCATTCAGGACCGGATCGTCCACGTACGAAGTGTAGAACTCGTCTGTATCAAGGCCCAACACTTCGTTCAGTTTGTTGTAAAACGGTGCGTGAACGTGGAGTTCCATCATACCGTTCACCGATGCCAGTCGCTCCACTTCAGGCCGGGGGAAAGCCTTGATGACGCGATTGAGCCAGTATTCTTTACCAGCGAACATCTCGTAACGGGTGAACAGCTTCAGCCCGGTCGGAATGCCGTGTTGAGCGGACTCGTTCACGTTCACTAGCAAATCTTGTTTGTCTTTCTCCACTGCAATCTCGTTCGCGGTCCATCGGCAGTCTTCGAACTGGGTATCAGCCAGCTTGACGAATTGCGGATAGACCGTTACGTAACTTTCAGTGGGAGTCATAATTCTTGGTTTTTGCATCATACTCCCTTCTATGTGAAAAGAGGGCCGAAGCCCTCTTGGTTGGATCGATATTATAACACAGGTAGCGTTACTTATCAACCTTGACGGAACGCTTCCTGCGCTCCTTCTTCACCGGCTCGGCAGGCGGAGCATGGTATTCGAAGATGGTTTTCAGGCTACCATCCTCACGTCGCATGTTCGGCCGTACTTGGTCGATCAGGTTTTGTAACACTTCGATCTGTTCGATGATAGCAGCTTCGTCCGGATTGCTCAACTCTGCCGGGAACGCTTCTGCAACACCGCTGTACTCGCGGCTCGTAGACAGCGAACGCGACATCTCGTTGGCAAGGCTAATGTCCTTGTAGCCAGCAGCGATGATGCGATCTTCTGGCGTTGCGAACGAACTGGTAAGGAAGCTGGAATTGATATCCACTTCACCCACGATCATGTACGCGATGACAACTTCACCAGCTAGGTTGCGATGCTGACGTGCCATGTATTCAATCGGGTAGTCCAGATCGAATCCCAGCACTTTCAGGTAAGGAGCGATCAGAGCGTCATTCCGGGGATCGATGAAATCGATCATGCGCAAATGTGACAGCTCCGGGATGCGCTTCAGGTCCGTGACGCTAATCGTTTTCATGTTATCTCCTTAGTAGCTCTTACCACCCGCTGCTTCGCGGGCTTCCTTCTTATGGTCCGGACGGACGGCGTTGAACGCAAGCTTCTCTGCGATTGCTCCGCCGAGGTCGAGGTTCAGTGCACCAGCCAGATCACATGCACGAATGATGGCATCGGCCAGTTCGACTTCGATCATCGGACGGTGCGGTAGCTTGTCGTCCATCAAACCCTTACGATGGCCTTCCATCGCTTCGCTGATTTCACTGTGGGTCAGGCACAGTTTTTGTGCTACCACGGCACCACCCAGCAGCTCTTCCAGCGGCGATTGCGGGGCCAGAATGACACGCTTCAGGTCCAGACCGCTCTTGCTGTGGTTCCACCAGCCAGCGTTATAGGAAGCCTCGTGGCACTCGTAAACCAGCTCGTTGAAGTTTTCTGCGATAGACATATGTTTCTCCTTAGTTAAGTTGCAATTTCTGTTGAATCAGCCACGCCTTCAGCAATGGCAGTTGTTTGTACTGGTACGGCACACCGTAGTCGTAGTCCGTCCATCGTCCTTCCCCGTCCAGCAGGCTAAAAGCCGTGATGTTGAACACGCCCGACACGCCTTCAGGATAGTGGTCGTAGAACGCCTCGAAGAAGGGGGAACGCTGTAACATAAGCGTCCCGTCCGACAGAAGGATCAAGACCAGTCCGGTGTTGCCGACAGGCACTTCCAGAAAGGTCAGCGTGGTCATTTCAGCCAGCCCAGTTCGATTGCTTTATTCAGGGCTTTGACGAGGTTGCGGGCATGCTCTGCGGAATTCACGTACACATAGTCCCCGGAGCCGTCGTATAGCTTCACATCAGCCCCTTCCGTATGCGGTTCGATCCGGCTGGCCTGATAACTCCCGTCAGGGGCTTTGCCGTCTGCGAACACCAGTTGATCGATCTTCTCTTCACCTTCGTTACGTACGTCGTAAATCATATTGCTCTCCTTGGTTAGTTGGTAGTGCTACTTACAGTTTCATTGCTTCCAGCACCGGCACGCCTTCAATAATCAGCCCGGTTCCGATGATCGGACGGTGCGGGTTGATCTTGTTGTATGCGAATGCCAGCTTCTTGTCATCGATCAGGCAACCAGCGTTCATGCCGAAGTACAGACCTTTCGGATTCGCCCAGTATTCGATACCGAACGATTCGTGGTAGTGTCCGCACACGTGGCTCATGCTCATAGCCTTACTCGTCATGATAGCACGTTTCGTCTTCCCGTGGTGAACATAAACGTCAGGGACGTTCCATTCGCTCATATCCAACACCAGATCGTTGTGCCACTTCCACCCGTCGCCCACTTCGAGGATTTCGTTGTAGGTACGCATGTAGCGCTTCGAAAACCCGTGGGTCTTCGCCTTGCGCAAGTGCATCGATCCGTGGTTCGACTCCACCAAATCCATGACAGGGAACATCACTTCCAGTTGCTTGATATACGGAAGCGAACGTTCCAGTTCATCGCCAGCACTCGGAAGGTCAGGGTCCGAATCGTGGTAACTCATCGCATGCTTGTCCAGCTCGTCTCCGAGGTTGACAACACGCGTTGGGTCGTACTTCTTCTTCAGCATCTCCAGAAATTCGAACATACCTTCGTGATGATACGGGATGTGTTGGTCCGAGATGAACAGGATACGGCTGTTGTCGTAGCCATCGTTACCTGCTGCGATCTTCTTCTGTGCATGGTAGCCACGGAGGAAGTCGCTGACAGTGCTCTTCGGCTTCTTCAACATCTCTGCGATTTCGCGCCAGCTCGACCCTGCCTCGTCCAGCTTCACAGCGAGGACAGTCCAGTCAATTGTGTTGCTCATATTACCCCTTGTAGTCGTAAGCTGCTTGCAACGCTTGGATTAGCTTTGGAATGTCGTCTCGCGGCACTGAAAGCTGACCGTGCCCGCAATCTGGAGCTTCAGCGATTGCATCGTATTCCGCACCAGCAGCGCAGTTGTAGATCACTACAGTACTTTTTGTGTTATACAACCTCACCCACGTGGTGAAGCCGTTTTTAGACTCAAACGATGCCTCGCTGTGCATCTTAGGGCGTCTTTTGTAGAACATTTCATTCTCCTTTAAGAATTTTGGTGACAAGCTCCTTACGCTTGGTAGCGTTACTTACAGAGGCTCCAGTATATCCATGCTGCATCAAAAACTCAAGGACATATTTCACAGACTGTCTCGTTACTTCCAACACTTGCTTCGCGAACCGGGCCTCTTCGAACGTGATACCTTCACTCTGGGCGTACGTGTGAATCTTGTGGCACGGCTTGCAAACAGCCCGGAGGTTGTCTACTTCGCAGTATAGCCGTCCAACGAACGGACCGATGTCCTCCACCGACAAGATCGATCCAGCATCGTGCGGGTAGTGGTCCACTTCCATCTCCTTTGCTACGTGCCACTCCTTACAGATGGAGCACTGGTATTCCCATTTCTGCTGCTTGCTCGGACCCTTGTAAGCCCGTCTTGCAGCCTTCAGGCAGTCGTTGCGAGGTTGCCACCGGAGCCACTTCGACCGAAGCGCAGAACGAATCCACGCAAGGTACTGAGCCTCCGTCATCGTCCCCGAACAGCGGGTCATGGGTTGCTTAGGCTTCGCCATATTCGATCCCCGCCTTCTTCAGCACCTTCCGGACATCGAATCGATCCCCCTCCCAGCGCCGCATGAACGCACAGTCAGCATAAAGCTGCCAGATGTCCAGCCACGATTTGTTCTCCTGTAGCGAATCGTCCCACGCACGGTACGTAATCGGTTTCGGATACCAAATCTGATACTGCTTGGCAACGGCTTCCAAAGCCTCCTTATCGGTCTTACAGCCCTTCAGCACGTTGTACGCACCGATATCCCCGAACTTCACTTTCGCAAGCTCACAGGGCTTGTACGCGTCCACAGGATCGCCAAACAGCATTTGGAAGTACAACCACACACGTCCTTTACCTTTGATGTCTTTCTGCATCATTGGCGTACCGTCTGCCTTCTTCTTCGCTGTCTCCTTCTCGATCAGGATCAGTTCTCCGAATCCGCTGATGTATTCCGGTTCCGTCATGTTGTCCCAGTTGTACAGGTATCCCGGCCCGTGGTTGGCATCCTTATCAATCGACGCTTGCGTGTGTCCAGCGGTCATGTAAGCAACGAGCACATCGTCCGCTTCCACGCCATCGCTGATTTCAGCGGCATGCGAGTTGATGAGGTAGTTCTTGCAGTCTTGAAGCTGCAACGGTTTCGTGCTCTCCTTACGGGAGTCCTTGTAGCGCGTCGGCAACGGAAGGTCGAGGCGGAAGTTGTTGTCTCCGCTAACGACGATGTGATAGCTCTCTGCCTTGCACGCTTTCACGATGTTGTCGATCATATGGTTCAGGATGTGGAAGGCGTTCTGCAACGGCCCTGCCTTCTGCCCCGGCGTCACATCGTACGCCCCCGCCTCGTCTCCTGCCCATTCTCGGAACTTGGTCAGCGTATCGAACTCTACCTCGTCCGCTGTCTCTTTGTGGATGCATTTTACGAAGCGCTTCTCGTTTGCTGCTGATGCTCGGTACGAAAGGATGTCGCCATCAATACACACCAACTTTGGCAGTTCTGTCATTGGTCCTCCGTCCAAAATTTATCGCACACTGGACACTTGCACTCGTACCAATAGCAATCTTCACTCGGGTCATAATTCCCGGTGTTTGCTTTCGGTATTTTCGCAACGCCTGTGTGAGCGCATTCTTCCTGTAATGCCCGGATTGTCTCTAGACACTTTGCCGACAGCGCTTTTGCGGACGCAATTCCTGATCTGATTTCATCATTTGTTCGCATTATTCCTCCTAATGAAAAAGCCCGCACCCTTGCGGATGCGGGCTGGTAGTGTTACCTACTTGATATTATCAAAAAGGAATGTCGTCGTCCATGTCTTGATCGACAGGAGCAACCGGCTTCTTCGGCTTGGCCGGAGCAGCTTTCGGTTTCGCTGCTGGCTTCTCAGCCGGAGCGTCGTCGGCATCATCGTTGGATGCAGTACCAGTCTCGGCCTCGTAGGCTTCGATAGCTTTCTGCATGTTCGAACCAGCGTAGTTGTTCGCCAGTTTGATTTTCTTGATGAGGTCACGACGAATCCACTTGATGACTTCCTTCGTGGCGTTGTCGAACGTGATGCACAGTGCCGGATTCTTCAGCGGACGAACCGTAGGCAGTGCTTCAATCGGATTGCCGTCATCATCCACTTCGCCCGTATCGACCGGGGCCAGCGGAGACAGACCCTTGGTGTTCACGTTCTTGTAGACGATATCGTTGCCGTCCTTGTCCTTCTTGCCGCTGTTCGTTTCCTTCACTTCCAGCGTGATGTTCAGGGCTTGATCCAGCAGTTGTTCGATGTCAGTGTTGTCACCAACGCCCAGCTCGTTCAGGCCGGTAGCTTTCGCCAGCTTCGTGAGCATGTTTTGCGGATGGAACGTCCACGGCTTGCCTTCCAGCAGTTTGCCGTTTGCGTCCTTCGGAGGAACTTGACCGAAGTTGATACCTTCGATTTCACCCTTGAAGCCCTTGTTCAGCATATGGCGGTAGGGTTGCTTACCAATTTCGCCACCGTAGTCCACGATGTTCGACACGAGGTCAACGAAGACAGCCACTTGGTCAGCGGGTTTCTGCGTCTTGGTTTCTGCACCTTCCGTACCTTCCGGAACCAGCTTACCGTTCAGTTCGTAGATGTCTTTGCGATTTTGCTCGCCCAGATCAACGATCAGCGACACACGGGCCGGACGAACTTGCGTTACGCCTTTCTCGCTACCGTTGAACGGAGTCGGGAAGTTACGCGGAGTGAAGTCGCCACCGTTGCCGCTGCCACCGCTTTTCTTTGGTTTGAATGCCATGCTATGTTTCCTTTATGTAAGTTCGTAGCCTTTCGGTCATACGCAATCGCCGTTTTGTTTATAGACACTGACGGCATTTCGTCTCTCGAAACTATAATGTTGCCACGTAGGCGTCGAGCGCGGACTTGCACTCTGCTTGCGTCTTGTAGCCGTAGATGTCGATCTGACTTGCCTCGTCACTGTAGTGGTACAAACCAGTTTCGCAGCACTCCCACACGTGGTTGTCGCTCGTGCATCCCCAGCTATATTTATCGACCCAAGCGGGATTGTTCCAGTCCCCGATCTTCGTCATGTTAGCGTGCCTTACGAGCCGCGTCCTTCGCCGTCTTGCCCGGACGAGCCACCGGATGCAGGCCAGCAGCTTTCAGCAGGCGGATGCAGTTCTCGTGGGTACGCGGGGCGTTGCCGATGGCACGGGATTGGGCAGCGGTCATGAACTCTTTTCGTTGCATATTTTCTCTCCTTTACATGGTTGGTTGGTAGGTCGTGTAGGATTTGAACCTACAACCAATGGCCTAGAACACCACTGCTCTATCCGTTGAGCTAACGACCCGAAGTAATGACGTTATCGCCATTTAGTAGCAGACGCTACGTAGCACCTTCCTATCAAACATAAAGCTCCATCCTTGGCTATCAAAACTTTTTGTGGAAGATTGAAGAAGCGTTTAACTCCAAGGCCACACCGGGCCTCAATCTTTTACGTCTTGAACTTTGATGCTGTCCGTTTTCCGCGTTTCCGCCACTGTCAACAGCATAACCTTTCAGCTTTCAGATACAAGCGTTAAGCTCCAACTATAGTCGGGCAGGGAACTACCCCTGTCCAGAGTTAAGAAGTCTCTTAAAGCTATCCATTAGCGATTGGTTGGCCCATAGTTTCCGTCCTTGGGCCACATGACGGGATAGATTCTTGTTTTACTACGCACATCTGCTACTAAATGGGGACAAGCCCCATACTGTTACGAAAGGTTCACTTCCACCTTCGTTACAGCGTTTGCTTCCGACAGGACGTAATCCACTTCGGTAGCGAACTGTTCCAGCTCTTTTGCGATTGCATCGATCTGGTCCTTCAGGCCGTCGAACGTGACGACAGCGATCTTGGTGTTGCGCTCGGCCAGCGTACGGAAGACTTGGATTTCGTCTTCGTTCGCTTTCTTCGTACCGGACGATGCACCAGCGACTTGCTGTGCGATCTTCGCTTCGATCTGCGCTTGGACCTGATCGACGCGGGCCTTGCCGTTGTTCATCTGAGCACGCAGGGTGTTCAGGAAGGTCAGGCGGTAGACGTTAGCAGCCTTACGTGCCAGCGCTTCGTCGATGGTCATCTCGATACCAGCGATCTTCACTTTCGTGGTAGCGTTCGCTTTGTTGCGTTCCGCCTTCAGAACCGCCAGCTTCTTCAGCAGCGCTTGGATGTTATCGAAGTTCGATTGTGACAGGCGTTTTGCTTCGTCGGTATCTGCCGTCGAATCCACCGGGACGGTGAAGACGAAAGCGCCGGAAGCGATCTGGCTCAGTTTTTGTTCGGTTGCCTTGATTTCAGCGATGACACGGTGCAGGGACATTTCCATAATTTTCTCTCCTAAGATTTAGTTGGTTGGTTGCGGTCCGGAGTGGTTTGCTCCAGAACCGCTATCTTACACTACGTAGCGTTACTTGTCAAGAGTTACGCTTCGCTGTCAGTTGGTTGTGAACATTCGTTCGATGGATGCTTCCAGTCGTTCGAAGTCTTCGGTTTGTTGCACTAGCTGTCTAGCACTGTAAGCACTGTACCCGTTTCCGTACAGCCAGTCAAGCAGTTTTACAGCATTTATTTTGTGGACGTTGGTAGTGCTACCACGCTCCACTACGTACCCTTTCGGGAAGCCACGAGTGAACGTGGCCGTGTTGGAGAATTCTACCAGAACATATTCCGCCTGTCTTCTGTTCGAATAGGACGAATTCCGGGTACGTAGCACTACCTCACTTGCCGCCCTCACAAGGGCTTGGTAGTCCTTGGACGACGCTTTCTTCCTTCTCAGTCCCACGATCCGCCGCTACTGTCCGACGAGCTGGACGAACCCCAGTCACTCGAAGACGACGAGGACGAAGAAGACGATCCCCAGTCGTTATCGCTGCTGGACGATTTGGACGACGAGCTGAACCAGCTATCGTCACTGCCCGACTTGTACGAGGAACGTGTCGTCTCGTAGTCGGTCGTATCGCTTGGATACGAAGGCTGGTAGGCCGGAGCTGCTACCACATCACGTTCGACGTACGTTTCCCGCTCGATGACTCGATCATGGCCGTACGAATCGTGGTGATGATGGTGATGCATCGCTTCGTTCAGCATCATGCCGGTCATCAGGTTGTTCATGCCGTTATCGTGCACTACCACCGTACTCGGCTGGATCACTGCTGGAGCCGAAGGGTAGACCGGATGCGGCGGAGCATCATAAGTACGGCCTTGGTTGCGATACACCGGCTGCAAGCTGCCACCAGCAGGAAGCGGCTCACTAGCAGCGTACCACGACGGATGGTACGAATCCGCGTTGTGTACCACTACCTGCCGACTGTTGCGAACGATGCAGTAGATGAAGTAGACGATCAGGCCGATGATGGTTGCCCAGAACATGAACTTCAGCACAGCCATGATACCACTACCACCTGCCGGTTTCACTTCGGTGTACATCGCCGTAGCGGGCTCGTATCGCCGTTGGGACGGAGCGTACCGTTGTACCGGACTTGCCGGGGCTCGTTCCAGCTCTGCCGCGATGCGGCCGAAGAGCGAAGAATTCGACACGTTTCGTGGCTCCTTGTCCAGCAGGCGAGCCGTCTTCAGTTCAGCAGCAGCGCCTTCCCGGTTATGGTCGCCTTCCAGCAGGACAGCAGCGTTCAGCAAGTGTGCACGGGCACTGTCCGGACGCTCACGCAGCACTTCCTGCGTCATCGACTTGGCCGATTGGTAGTCGTGTGCGGCGAGGGCGTTCTCGATGTCCGAGGGACGGGGCATTGCCAGTGCTGCGACGGTTGCCAGCGACAGAATGATACCAGCGAAAAATTTCTTCATGTTCTCTCCTTAGTTGGTTGGGTTGATTACTTAGCGACGCTGACCATACCCTTGAAATCGTAGGGGACGATGATCGTGTTCACCTTGCCAGCGGCGATACCTTCAGCGATCTTCATTTGGGCTTGCGCTTGCATATAGCTCACTGCACCGGCATTCGCGTTCAGCGCTGCGATACGCTTCGATTCCTGTTCGGCCTTCTGCACTTCGATTGCCGACTGCTTCAGTTCATTCTGTGCACGGACGAGGTTGTTGGCCGATTGCGTGATTGCAGCAGGCGGAACCGCGTTACGTACCAATACCTTCGACACGAGGATGTCGTTGCCCAGCTTCTCGCTGTCCAGCTCCGACTTCATCACTTCGAGAATTTCCTTCTCGACCGATTCCCGTTGGATGTTGATCTTCAGGGCTTCGTACTTCGGGACCACCTTCATCACGGCGTTCTTCGCCACGGTTTGCAGGTAGGACTGCATCAGCAGCGTTTCACCGTGCTCGTTCGTACCGTGGAAGGAACGGCTCTTGTTGATGTAGAGGTCGCTCACAGCGGTCGGGTTCACGTTGTACACGACGGTAAGGTCGAAGTCGGCCATCGTGACGTTTTCAAGGGTCTGCGGCTGGAGGTCTTTCACTTCAGCGTTGATTTCGCGGATCGGGAACGTCAGAACATCGTGCGTCAGGGTTTGGTTGACCGAACCGGCTACCACTTCCTTCGTGTCGATGGTCTTGTCCCAGTTGACCACCAGACCGACTTCGCCCGTGGTGACGCGGGTGCAACCCGTGAATGCCATTGCCATTGCGATCATTGCCAAAATCTTTTTCATTGTGTTTCTCCTTTGTGGTTGGTTAAACAAGAGCTGAAATCATGCTGAGGAAAAATCCGAGCACAAACAATCCGAGGCCGACATTCCCGAGGTCTGGGCAGTCCAGTAGCATCGCGAGAAAGAAGCAAACGGCGGGAAGAGTTGCACAGAGTACGATGATGATTCCCAACATGATTAAACTCCTGAGTGGTTAAGTACTGCTATCTTACTGCTTACTTGCTTACGCCGTCAAGCGTTATTTTGCTGATTTTTCCAGAGCTTTCGTGAACTCGTCGGCACGTGCCTTCGCTGCAATCGGCATGTCGATCAGCGAGAAATCCGCACGCATCAGCGCTCCGTACTGGCGTTCCATTTGCGGAATCACTTGCGTGTTGACGAAACGGCCGAGCGCTTCGAGTTGACGCTGTTCCAGAGCGTCCAGCTCTTCCATTTCCTTCTTCTGCACTTCGATGTCACCGTTCCACTTCGAACGAGCTGCTTCGACACGTTGTTCCAGCGTGCCACGGTTCTTTGCTTGACCCATCATTTTCTCCTTAATTAATAGCTTCCGCCAGTTTAATCGCTTTGTCGAACGCTGACAGCACTTCCTCGTGGGTATGGTTGTCATTGTAGTTCGCAACACTCCCGCCCATTACTTCATCGATAGTCATGTACGCCTTCTCGGCGTCGAAGAAATCGGTTCCGATAACGGCTTCGATAGCACCGAGGGAACAGAAGCAAACTGCCCCTTCGCTATAACCGCTCATCAATTTGTTGCCATTCTCGTCCCGTGCGAATTCGCCTTGGGTCCAGTTGGCGGGGTTCTCGATTTTGGCTTTAGCAGCCTTCAAAATTTCAACAGCATCCATTTCATCTCCTTGGTTGGTTGCGACAGGTAAGATAGTAACGCTACCTACCCTACCTGTCAACAACTATTTTACAGCGTTGTTTCGCCTTCAGCGTCATCGAAACCATTCATCCATTCTTCGTGCTCGTTACTGCCATACGGGTACGGGCACTCGTCAATGGTCCAGCCTTCCCGGAAAGCCTGCTTTCCTTGGTAATACTCTTCTGCGTTAAACATTCTACCTCCTTTATTGCAAATATGTCAATGACATGTGGCCCAATTTGTTCCGATCATGTAGCCAGCCGTCAGCTCCACTTTCAGTTTGTAGTACTTACCAGCGTCAGTGACAGCCTTCGTAGCAAGCTCTCCGGCTCGATTATAGGCCACGTAGAAGCATTTATCGGTGTGGCCGATATCAGACCATACCTTGTCCTCCTGCGCGTCTTTAAACGCCTTACAAGCCTTCTTAGCGTCTGCTGCGGATTCGGTCAGCTCTCCGTCAACTTCCATCGGACCGTCGAACTTGAACAGCTTGAACGTCACACTGGACTTCGTGACCTCACACTGCGCCTCGTCGTGGTAAGCGATGAGCTGCTGTGCGAACTGATCCTTCTCTTCCAGTTTGGCCTTCCAGTCATCCACGAAGAAATCGACGGACAGACCTTCTTCCTTCAGGTAACGGTCATGCAGCACCATTGCCCGTTTTGCGCAGATAACGCCGCAAGACTGGAAGGCAGTGTTAATCACGTTACCCTTTGCACGGATCGGAAGCTTACGACCATCGATACCCAGCAGGAACTTCTTCCCGCCTGTGGATTCCCAGTATGCTTGCATCGCCTCTTTCAACTGCTTCAGCGGGAACGCTTGCTCCCAGAACGTGTTGAAGATGATGGTCGCCTCTTCGATGCTACAGCCCACGGTCTTAGCGATACGTGGAATCTGTGCATTGTACGAACAACCGTACTTCACGTTCTTTGCAGTCGAACGAGGGAACTTACGTCCCAGAATGTCCGTGATCTTCGCCGCGAGGACGGAGTGACAGTCGTTCGGCTTTTCGGCCGTCAGCGACACACCATACTCCGGCCCGCCCGGATAACGATAAGTATAGTGCGCTTCCACCTTTGCTTCAAGCGAATCGAAGTCGTAGCCCATCTGGTAGAAGAATTCGTCCGTACCGAACAACTCCCGCATCTCGTACCCGTACATCGAAGACACACGCGGCACGTTACACACGAGCCTGTGTTTGAAACGGCTCGTAGCAGCGCCACACGTATCAGCAGGCGTCGGGATGCGTCCGTCGATGTCTAGTCGATCAACCGACATCCAACCCTTCTGCATGTCCTCGTCGTCGTCCGGGTCGATACCACCACCCAAGATACTGTTACGACGGTGCTTATACGTCAGGTAGTGCGAAATCTCCTTGGCATACGCAAACTTCTCCGACAGCTTCAACAGCTCCGGGTCAATCTCCTTCTCCATACCGATTGTCAGCGTCGGGTTCGTATAAACCTTCAGCGGACGTTTCATGTGGTCGTGCGACAACAGCTTCTTCAGCACGAAGTCTTTGCTGACACGAGGCGAGTATTCCAGCTCTTCCAGCCTGTCCGCTTTGAACGGGCTATCAAAGGTCTGGTCCACCCACTTCGTTACCGCTTCCACGAATTTTTCCTTCGTGATCTTCTTCTTCTTGCTGTCAACCGTCAGGTCGCGTTCCTTGTACTGCGTAGGGTTCCAGCCCAGCTCGACCAGCCATTGCTTGATGTGCAACGTATCGTCCAGCCTTGCAGGTTCCGTCGTGAACAGCGGTTCAGACGGGATCGGAAGTTTATGCGTTTTACCGAACACTTCCAACCACCAGTCGCCCGATTCCTCGTACAACGTGCCGCCGTGCTTCTTGGCGAAGTTGAACATATGGCTGACGGGTTCTCCGTTGTTTTTGAACTGCTTCTTCGTCGGTGTAACATCTGCCAGCTTACCCTTCGTCAACGGCTTCGGAGGGATGAGCGGTTCAACGGTTGCCCGTAGCTCTTCCATCTTCGCATCGAGGAAGCGAACGTTTTCAATCGCTTTGTTGCGATTGAATTTGAACCCTCGATGCTCCTGTCGCGTGATGATTTCAGCGACGGATTTCTCCAGTTCGTACGCATCGTTCCAGTCCCAGTCGCCCCACTCCTTCATCAGCCAGCGGTACACCCGCTTGTTGACGTGGCAGTCTCGCATCATGTAGACGCCCATCTCCGGGTGCCACTGACGGAACTCCGCTCCTTTCGGTGCATCAGCGGGAATCAGGCCCAGCTCTACAGCCTTCGCCCGCCAGTTGATCTTCTCCAGCCCCAGCACGCTACCGAAATACTCGATACTGTGTTGGGGACGATCAGGGTTGAGCGTCTTCGACATGACGAGCGTGTCGGTAATGATGATGTCTTTCGTCTTCCCTTTGTACGAGATACGGTCTGGAATGTCCAGTGCTCGGCAACCGATGGAGTAGTTCATTCCATCGTGCAGCTTCATCAGCAAATGGTCGTAGCTGATCGTATTGTGACCGATCATCTCGTCAACCTCTTCCATGATGAATTCAGCATGTTCGCCCCGCCTCACTTGCTCAGGGCCGAACAGCCATTCGTCTTCGGTATCGCGTGCTACGAACCCGGCACAGTGCATGAACTCCGGGTCGCGTAGTCGGTAAGGGGAAGCCGTGTAATCGATGGACTCGGAATTGAGCAGGTTCTTCGCTTCCGTATCCCAGATTGCGGCAATGCCCATCTAGTTCTCCTTTCTAAAATGGTAGTGTTTCTATCTCCGCTTCGGTGTAACCGTCAGCACGTCGAGCAGAAACCCACTCTTCATGGGTCTGCACGTCAGCCTTGCCAGTCGATGTCACGTTGCATTTCCCGAAGCTCCCTCCGAAGGTTGGGCGGCATATCGTTAAGGCCCATCTCTGCGTGCATCGCATCAATCGCGTGCTCTCCGCGCATTCCGAACCCACCGTTCCAGTTTTTCGCGTTAATCATCTCCGCAGCAAGGCCATTTGCAGGCTCAGACGTATGCTCCCGATAGGCTGCACCGTCTGCGTAGTAGTCCATCGCTTCTGCAACGGGGTCGTTGATTTCCAGCACACGCATCGCACGGGTCACAGCGACGTACAGAAGGTTCTGTTCCATCTCGTTCAGGCCGACCCATTCGCCGCCGTCGTAGTGGCTCGGGAAGTCGTCCGCCAGCAGTACTTGGTCATGTTCACGGCCCTTCGACTTGTGGGCCGTAGTGTACACGATTGGAGCGTTCGCCGGGTTATGGAACCCTTCCAACGTACGTACGAAGCGGAAGTAATCTCCGCCTTCGATGATGTTGACGATGCGCTTCATCTCGCCAGCCATCTTCTCAGACTCTTCCTTGTACTCCTTCCACGTCGGGTACGGCAGGATATTCTCGTGCTTGACGTTCTTCATGTCGTCCTTGGACAGCGCGTACGCCGATTCCAGCAGGCGGAGGAAGTCTTTCACGTCGATTTCCAGACGGATGTTCTCGCCCTTCGAGATTGCAGCCACGGCGGTGTACAGCAGGCCGGAGTTCGTACGGAACAGGTACATATACGGCTTCGTACGATCCACCACGCCACGACCGATAGTCGAGGGCATATCGTCACGGCCAGTCAGCTTCATCTGGCCTTGCAGAACAGCGGTAGCAACGTCGGCAACGCCTTGACCGAAGCGGAAGCTTTTCGTCAGGTATTCGCTGTGGCCGTCGATACGGGTCATAGCGTTGATCGCACCACGCCAGCCGTAGATCGCTTGGCGACGGTCGCCCACGAGGACGATCTTCGAACCCCTCTGTGCTTGCGTCATCACGATGTCCAGAACGCAAGGAGTGCTATCCTGCGCTTCGTCCAGATAGATGACGTTGTACGGCAGACGCGGTTTCGACAGTTGGAACTGCTTCAGGTACGTATCGTGCGTTGCCAGCACCGGGCTACCCGGATCGATGCGATCCTGCCACAGACGCTTGGCGAGACGCAGAACGTATTCACCCGACGACGGATCGGCCTTCAGAGCCTTTTCCATGTCGAAACGCGGCAGATGGTTCGCGGTAATCTCCATGTCGGCGGATTGCTCGAAGCGTTCCACAGTCTGACGGACGAACAGGCCGACAGCGTTTTCCGTGATAGCGAGCGTTCCCAGCTCCATGTCCATGATGCAGCCGATCTTGTAGAAGCGGGCGATTTCCGTGCCGGTGAATGCCACATTGACGTAGCCACCCTTCGGACGGTTCAGCTTGTCCATCAGCGCACGGCCGAACTTGGCGAACGCGAGGCTGTGAGTGGTCTTGCACGTCACGTGCGACGGGAACTTCTCCGACGCTTCCGTAGCGGTCACTTTGTTGAATGCGATGTACAGGGACGATTGTGCCAGCTCTTCGGACACGAGTTTGAGGGTCGAGGTCTTGCCACTACCTGCGCCCGCTTCGATCTTCACAATCATGTACTTGATTGCAGCGGCGATACAGTTGAGTTGTTGTTCGGTAGGCTTCATGTGTTCTCCGTTGGTTGGTTAGTGAGGCCATTATACGTAGGTAGCGCTACGAACGCAAGCCCTTCACAAAAAGAAAACCGCCCCGGAGGGCGGTTGTTGTCAGCCGTAGTTACTGCCGAGCCAGATCAGCAGGAAGATGAGCAGGAACAGCGCTGCGTCTTCCGCCAGAACGAGCATGAGTGCGAACAGAATGATGATTCCCAGAAGCATAGTTACCCTTTCTTGTGTAGTTTGCTATGCAGGAAGGTAGACGTAATGCTACCAAGCCCGCCTCCGAGGCCGATTGCCAAGACGACCCACCCCATTCCGTTGTGGACCACGTTGAGCAGGATGATAGCCTCGCATGCAGCCATCACCATACTCGTCGGCAGAATCCACCAGTACTTCCTGTGTATCACATTGAGCTGCTGAAACGACCGCAGCCCGATGTTCAGGAAGCTCGTAATGAACGCTAGGAAGTAAATCACTTCTGATCCAGCGTGTAGTGCTTCGGGTTCTTCCCGGCGTGAAGCTCGTTCAGGCTCTTCACGATGTCCTTCAGGGCGTCACGTTCCTTCAGGTATCCCGACATCTTCAAGCGGTCATCGATCAGCATACCGGCAGCACGGGCTTCCAGCAGGATTGCGATGTTCGCCAGCACGCCACCGAGATTCGGCACGCCGTCAGCCGGGTCGAACTCTTCGCCAGCAGCCCACGCGTTCAGGTGACGCATTGCAGCAGCGATGTAGATCGACGCTTCCACCGGAGTGTTGGCGAAGTTGGCCTTGCCGTACTTCAGCGAACCGTTGTACAGACCGAGTGCACCGTACGCGGATGCCAGCGGGCTCCACATATTCAGCGGGACCGATTGCACACCGTACTGCTTCTTCGGGTTCGTATCCGGAGCTTTTGCGTCGATTTCCGCACACATACTCATGAACCGCTCGCTCGTGGATTCCACCGGGATTGCTAGCGGTTTGCCGATGCTGTCAGCCAGTGCATCCACCATCTCTTCCTGCGTGACGGTCTTCGTCACACGCTCGCTCTCCGGTTGGATACGGTACGCTACGATGTCGCCACCATTACCTTTGTGCTCCCAGTAGCATTTGTCCGTGTTCTGACTGGCTACGTTCGAATTGAACCCGGCCCGGAACTTGATTTGCACGTAGTCTTCAGCTTTTACCGGGCACGAGCCACCAGTCCATTTGATCCATTCGCCTTCAACCGTTACCGGCTTCGGCTTGTGCGTGTTACGCGCATGGACCTTGTAGCTGACGATGGTAGAAGAACCGATATCGTTCGCCCAGTTCCATACGCCTGCGTTCGCAGTGTGAACTTCACCGCTTGCGAACTTGACTGACACAATCTCGTCCTTCCGAACCGGGCAACCGACGAAGCAGTTCTTTCGTGCCGTCGCATCCCACTTACGCTTTGCACGGCACTTCTTCGATTCCTTGTTCTCACGGCGCTTGATGGCCTTCACTTCTGCGGCGGCTTCCATTACGTATTCGCGAGTTACCTCCTTGAAAGGAGTGTCGCCAGCCTCGATATACTGGTTCGGTGTCGCGTGAGGGTCCGAACTGTGCATCAGTTGGCCGTCTGGGTGTATGGAAATGTACGTCCGCGCGCTATCATTGATGTCACGGGTGACGCCGCTCTTCCACCGTGCCCACGTGAAGCCCATCGTGAAGAGCGCCTTTTGCAGTTCTGCGTCAGGTCCGTAACCGATTCGCACATACGTGTTCTTCAACTTCGACGTGATTGCTGCGGTTGCTTTACTCATATTTTCTCCTTGGTTGGTTGGTAGTGTTACTGATGGCAGACGAAACGGCCAGCCTTGGCATTGATCGCAACGCGCTGGTTGTATGTCAGCGTATCGCACACATCTACCGTATGCACGACCACAGGATGTGCTACGACTACCGGGTGCGGAACAATCACGGGAGCCACGATGACGGGACGTGGAGCGGCGACGGCCACAGGATGCGGAGCCACGACGACAGGGTGTGCTACGACCGTAACGTGTGGAGCAACGTGTGCCACCGACACGTGGGCGACGGATGCGTGTGCAGCCACCGGGAATGCTTCGGCCTTCTTGCCGCATGCGGTCAGGGCCAGAGTCAGAATGGATGCGATCAGCAGGGATTTCTTCACTGTATTTCTCCTTCGTTGGTTATGGAAGTACGTAGCTTACACTACGTACGTCCGTTTGTCAAAACTCTTTTGTACCGTTCTTCGAAAGCCAGTCGTCCTTGTCCCACATGGTATGGGTTTCGTTCGAATAGTAGTATTCGCCTGCTACGCCGGTTTTGCCGGTCCAGCGAATCTTACTTGCCTTCATTCGAGTGGTATTGCGCTCGATTTCGTCTTCCGCTTCCTTGTTACGGGTGAACAGCAGGTTACACGCACCAGATTTGAAGATGGACGAGCTACCTTGCATATCCTCTTCGAACAGGTCTGCACCCGTCGAGTTCGCCTTCTGTCCGCCACCGCTCTTACGAACGTGGTTGACGTTGATGAACGTGACATCGTGCGACTTCAGCATGCCCTTCATCCACTTCAGGAAGACAGCTTGCTCTTCGTTCGTCATGCCGTCCAGAATGTCCTGCAACGGGTCCAGAATGATGAGCTGGCAACCGCACGCGATAATCAGCTCTTCGATCTTCGCCTTCATCGAATCGAGGCCACCGTCGCGGTCTTCGATAAGGTAGAAGCGATCCGTACCATCCGGCATGAAGTACAGCTCTTTTTCCTTCTCCCGAACATAGTCCGAGTCGAGGTATGCCAGCTTGTCCGTTTCGTCTTCGATCAGGTCGATCTTCCGTCCGACGTGTCGGCTCAGAATCTTCGTACCGTACTGTCCGCTGTCGCTTTCGAGCGTAACGATACCTACCTTGTATGGACTGTTGAAAATCCAGTAGTACGTCATCTCGTCAACGATGGTGGACTTGCCGGTGCCTGATGCGGAGCCGAGGTTGATGATCGTCTTGAGCGGGAAGCCCCCGGCCATCATCTTTTGCAGCTTGTGCATGAACGGAGGCAGCGGAATCTTCTTCATTCCGGCAGCTTCACGAATCTTGTCACCCAGTCCGCTCGATCCCACGATACCGTCCGGCGTGTACGGCTTGGCCTTGAAGTAGTTGTTGACGAACTCCTTCTCCAACCCCGCCTGCAACATCGCGTTCGGGTCTTTGCGGGACCACTTGGCGACGTACACCTTACCCTTCGGCAGTACCTTCGCGTACTTGTGCATGGCCTTCTCGCCCGCTTCGTCGTTATCCAACCCGATGATGATGCGGTCGAACTTGTTGAACCACTCGTACTGCGCCTGAATCTGCTTGACGCTACCACCTTCACCGACAGTCGGGGACACGACCGGGACAGCATCGTAGCCCTTCGACTCTTGGTACTCCGCCAACATTTGGTAGGCCGACAGTTGGTCTACCTCGCCGCCGACGATGACGACTACACGGCCACCATTGGGGAACCGGAATTGCCCCACGAGGTCGCAGTCTTTACCAACAACTCCAACGGGACCGCTGAAGTCTTTAGGGAACTGTCGCACCTTGTATCCGACAAGCTTTCCGCCGATAGTCGTAGGGACGTATTGTGCGTCCGGTTCACCAGTTTCTTCGTCGTAGGTATAGCGGACACCGAAGAACTTGTTTGTATCGTCCTTGATGCCACGCCAGCCCTTCGATTTGATGCCGGTGTATGTCTTGATCTGTTCATTTTCTTCCTTGGTTAATGGTTCCTTCGTACTCACTTCTTCCTCGCTTTCGTCTTCATCGTCAATGCCGCGTGCTTCTCTTTCTTCGTCACTGAGGATGGTGAACTCGCACGCGTGGCAGTACGCCCCTTTACCCTCGCCATAAACTTGCAAGTTGTCCTTCGCCGTATCCCGACCGTTCCGGGCACAGCGAGGACACTGGCAATTATGGGGATACGACAGGTCGATGCCCCACTTGTTTTCCATCTACACTTCCTTCCTTCCGTAGTAGCAGTACACTCCCATCGGGTCTTTTTGCTCAAGCGTCGAGCGTATCCGATAACGCATGAACTCCAAAGCTTCGGGCTTCACGTACTCGTCAATCCAGAGATGTGAAATCTGGTATCCGGCATACTCGCGAACATCCCTGTCGGCATGCCGCAACATAACCTTACCCCCGTCCTTATGGGTAATCGAACGGCTATGAGCGTCGTACGTGAAGCCAGATATCTTACTCGTTGTGAGGAATTTCCACAAGGCATTTTCGCTTGTAGCCTTACCACACATGATTATCGAGACAGTGTTCGGACAAGCCTTGGCTTGCACCAAGGCCCGTTGCCCTATCGTTTTAAGCTGACGGGCCAACATAGTTCTCGCCCGGAATGAGCTTACGATATTGAATCCAACCCTTCAGATTTCCGCTCCACAGCTTGTGATTGCGGTCCATGTGTGTGATACCTTCTTCCCACGTTGACGGAATTCCGGGGATGTTCGTTCCGACCCCGTTGTCATAATCCGTTTCAGCGATTGGTTTTGCGCAATGCTCGAACGCAGAAGCATGCTTTTTCTCGTCGCCCACCAGACGGTCGTACACTTCCAGCGACTTCTCCAGCCCGTAGCCTTCGTTACGGTAGCTGACAGCAGCGCAGCGAGCACACGAAATCTTGATCGCCTGTTCCAGCGTCAGCAGTGTAGCCTCATCCCCGCCCGGTGCAGGAGGCAGGAAGAACACCTGACGGCTCGTGTCTTCCGGCTTCATCTCATCCGGTTCTAGGAAGTACCAGTCTACGTACGGTAAGTGCCATTCGCCAGCTTCCAGCAGCACAGGCGTAGAAGCCTTACGGGCTTCGTTCATCACGCGGGCCAGCTCTGCCAGCGACGGATCAGCGGCCGAGTGGTCACGGAGCCAGAAGAAGTTCTCCCACTCCGTAGCCGAGATGACAGTCTTCATCATCTGCCACGGTTCCAGCAGGCGATTGTACACTTGCTTGTGGTAGCCAGCGTTACTAAAGCTCTCCGCAAGTTCGATAGCAGCTTCTTTGCCTGATTCCCAAGCCTCTTCCGGCGTCTTCGACTCTGGCCTCCACTCTCCGTAGGAGTGCTCCCATACGTCAACAAATGCATTGAAATCGACTCCCTGATCCTGCATACCGGCCTGATTCGCACCGAAGCGTACCGGACGACCGTTCAGTTGCTCGACCATTTTCTTGAACGGGACGGCACGGGAGCTGAACGAATTCTTCGACAGCATCTTGTGCGTGTTCAGTTCCGCCAGAACGATACGCGGGTATTCGATTTCGAACGTCAGGAACCGGACCCCTGCCTTGTTGATCGAGTCAGCGAGGATGGTAGCCTTGATTCCGTATTTACCTTGAATCGTCAGCATTACTCCCCCACGATATCAAGGATGCGCTTGATCTGTTCCAGCGACAGTTGCTTGCGGACGAAGATAGCGGTGTTGTCCTTGTTCACTTCGACGTTGTACGTCACTTTCTCAACCGCCTCTTCCGGGACTGGTTCCAGAGGCGTCAGGCGTTTGATATTGACGTATGCCGTTGCCTTATCGGACACGCGGCGGAAATGTGGGTTCAGGCTTCCATCGTCAAAGATGAACTCCAGCACGTCGCCAGTATTAAACTTGTGGTGACGCTCCCCGTCAACATCTTTGGACACCACGTACTTCTGTCCGATGACGAAGCCGTTATTGGTTGCGATAGTCATTTGTGTTTCTCCTTTGGTTTGCGGGGCATGTAAAAAGCATGCTTTCCGATGGTTAGAATTCGTTTCATCCTAGCGGCCCATTTGGGCCGTACATTGTTGCTATGAAAGTACGTAGCGTTACCAGCGACAGGCGCTATTCTACGGACTTTCGACAAGCGTTGCAACATCTCTTCGGTCGCTGTCAACCTCATGCCGCGATGGTAGCCGGAGAACTGCTTGTACTCAGTTACTACCTCGCAAGCTGTAAGCTTACGTATTTCCATCCGGTGCTTGACGACATCATACACGGCACGCTGGCCCCGCAGTGGTTCACCACGGGCTTCGTCATTAATGACCCATGCCATGCAGATGTCTTCTCGCGACACAGCCGGAGCTGGCGGGATGTGCGGCGGGGTTGCCAGCGTGTTCGTGACCAATGATGTACATAGCACTACCACACTAAGCAACCGTCTTATCATCTCCCATGCCTTTCAGTATAGCCCGCACCTTCACTGTTGAGAGTTGCGATACGCCTGTCACGCTCCTGTTTCGCCAACTCCAGTGCCCTATTATACCCTAAATCATCAACGGAGAAGTACTTGTTTCGCACCTTCCCGTTAACTCTCCATGTCGTAGCTACGTAAGTCCTGTTACCGTTGCGCTTTATATTCGTTCCAGTAACGCCAGTCTTATTATCAGCTCGTTTAGGTTTGTTACGACTCTGCACGGAATGGTCCGCCACGCGAAGATTATTCTTCCGATTATTGAAGCCGTTACCGTCCTCGTGGTCGATCTGTACATCCTGAGACAATTGTACATTGTTCGCCAGCATGTACACGGCCCTATGCACCATCAGGGAGCGGAGTTTCCAATAACCTTCCCGCTTCGTACCAGCTACAGAGTCTTTCGCAGCCATCAAACGTGTGTAGCCTCTTCCAGACCAGCGGTCTACCTTCCAACGAAGCCCGCTTTCACTGGCTTCGTCGTAGTAGAATATCGACTGTAGCTGCGCTAACGTTAATTTATTGGATACCTCCATACTTCACTTCCCTGTGGCAATCAGATAACTGTTCGATACAGCCTTGAAGCTGAAGTCACGGTCCATAGCCTTCGCTACGAAACCTTCCCGCTTTACCCCTGCATTATCACTTGGACCTTCTGCGTAATCAAGGCACTTCGCAACGATGTCATCACCGGGTTTGTACCCAACAACGTCACGTAACGTCCCTTCGGCAAGGATCGTAACATGCGGGATACTCAGTTGACGGCAGAAGTCTTGCCGCTGCTTAGGCAGCATGTACTCTTGTCTATCGATGGAGAACACATCGAAGCAGTGCACTTCGACATCATCCACCTTCTCATAGTTACCCTGAATATCCGGCGCTACAAGCTCAAGCTGGACAGCGACCGAACCTTTAAAATAGTTCAGCTCGTCCAGAACTTTTGCAGCACCCTTGTGAAAGTTAGTGCTACCTTCCAGCTTCAGTTGCAAATTACGGGAGCAGATACCGTACACAGGTTCAGCCTTCTTGAAGAAGTTAAGAAATCGCTGACCGAACGACAGTTCCTTATTATCTCGCGCTTTTGCATCCTTGTAGTACGGCGAATCCGGCATTACCTTAAATACCGTAAGAGAGCTTCCATCCTTCTTCAGTGAAAATTCGAATTCCGTGTCGAGGCTCTGCTCTACCATACGTCCAAAGTTTTGCACGCGTTCCTGATCCGTTTTACGGATGTAATAAGGGAACGGTCTGTTTTTGGCTCCGGTTGCTGCACCGTTGTTCGCAGCTTTCTCTTCCGGTGCTTCCCACTTCTGGACGCCGAGGGCTTCGGTAACGTCCATGCCACGGCTTTCAGCCGGGATGCGTTCGTAGTCTGGGACCACACTCAGCGGAAGCAGCAGACCTTGCGACAGCGTTTTGCGCAGCTTGATCGTCTTCAGGCGCTCGCCCTTGATGCCGTTGTATTCCTTCGGTTCGTAGCCTTCTTTCGTCAGGAACGGGGCGACGGTGTTCGGGACAAAACTGTCGATTTCGAAGTAGACGGCCAGTTGGCCTTCGGTGAACTCGCCCTTCTTCACGACGACTTGCCAGCCATCGACCAGAGCGATTTCGATCTTGTCTGCACCAGCGATGGGCAGGATTTGTTTGATGCGACGGATGGTCGCCAGTTTGCGTTCAGCCATTGTTTCTCTCCTTGTTCAGTTTGGTTGGTTGTTCACGTTACGTGAACGTTATTCGTCAAATTGGCCTTCGACCAGTTTCACTTTGGCACAGCCCACGCGGTCATCGTTCGCCTCTTCGTCAGCCCGTGCACGGCTGGACCAACTGGCTCCGGCATGAAGCTCGCCGCCTCGTTTGTAAACGTTGAAGTACACTTCCTTCTCCAGCGGCTTCTCTTCCACGTTACGCAGCTTGAATGCCGGATGATTGCACGATGGTTCGCCCTTGCCGTTGAACTTCATCACGTAGTCTCGATCCCCGACGTAGCCAACGATGTTGAACGCGCCACGGCCTTCTTTGGACAGCAGAACGAACGGTTCGCCGCTGATAGTTTCCAGCGGCTTCGACAGGTTCAGCGCTGGAACTGGCTCTTCGTGCAACTTGAAGCGTTGCGGGAAGTAGCCTTGGCTCCGGCCTTGGTCGTTGATGACATTCACGTTCGTGTCGTATGTTTGGTCCACTGCTACCTCGTAGACTTTGCCGGTAGTAAGGTAGTTCATCTCGCTACCGTCGATCATGTCGCCGTTTACGACGGTAACCTTATCGCCTTTTTTAAACATTGTTCTTCTCCTTGGTTAATTCGGTAGGAAGCGCTATCTTACTTCCTACCGTTCAGTTTGTCAAGTGATACTACGAAAAAGCATGCTTTTTATCCTTGCTTCGCTGCTTCAAGCTGTGCGTAGATGCGCTCCGTAGTGTCTGCTACCAACTTGTCAGCTCGCACTTCACAGAAGATCGGTAAGGACAGCGCCGGTTTCTTCTTCCCGTCCCGGCTGGTAGTGATGTCGTTGGCTTCCACCATAACTACGCGGCCGATTATCTTCAGAGGGTCGTGCCAATACTCTTTACGCTGCTTGTCATCGAATCCACTTCCGCACGAACACTCAATTCCGTCGTCCTCGCTAATGATGTTGATGCCTCCGAGACTATCCTTCGCTTTGCCTTCGCCTTCGTAGATAGACACTACACGCATCTCCACTTGGAACTTGATCTTCAGCTTCACGATGTCCTTAGCAGTACCATCCTTCCACAGCGATGCCGGGTCTTTGATGATACAGCCTTCGAGGCCACGTTGCAAGTGCTGTTGGTAGATAGCGAACGCTTCTTCCAACGAGCTGACGATTTCCGTGAAGATGCCGGTAACGTGATCGCCACTGCCGCCGAACACAACAGATGCTTCCATGTGCTCAAAACGCTCTTCGTAAGGACGGGAAGACTTGCCAGCTTCAAATTCTGCCTGCGTCAGCATATCCCACGCTTCCATTCGTACGGAATACTTCGACAGGTCGAGTCGGTCGCCATCCTTCAGGACCGAGTTCAGCAGGCCGTTGGCAGTCTTACGTTCCACGGGCTTCGTCATACCTGCGTCGCAGCCGTCGAGGATTTCATCCACCAACAGTTCACCGACCAGAACCTTGCCCGGAGCCAGTCCGTAGGTCAGCTTTTGAGCGAACCATTGCGGATACTTCGAGCCCTGCCGCGTGATGACATCCACGGTGCCGTCGAGACGCTTGACGACGTACGCGAACGAACCATCTGCCTTGGTCTGGACGTAGAAGCGCTTCAGTTTACCGAACCGTTCACGAGCCTTCGCATCCAGCAGCGAACAACGCTGGTACGGAGGGATGAAGTACAGGTCGGGCCACGTCTTCAGGACCATCGTATCGCCCACGGACGCACCGATGGAGCGCTTCAGCATCAGGCCCAGCAGCTCTTGCCCTTCCGGATTCAGCGCTGCGGCATGGCCTTTCAGACGGTTGATCGCTTCAGAGCCGGTGTACACACGGTTCGCCAGATGTTCCATGAGGCGCATGTCAGCTTCCCCGAATTCAGCAGTAGCCGGACCCAGCTTTTCGTAACCCTTCGGCAGCTTCGATTGGTAGTAGTTGATACCTACGTCGTACACTGCCTTCATGTACGCCTTGAAGTTCTCGTCGCCCTTATTGGCGTCGAGGATCGCTTGCTTGGCGATGTTGCCCTGAGCCGTTTGCAGGCTCTTGACGATGGTGTACGTATTGTTCACTTCTTGCCTCCTTTACGCAGAATTTTAATCATGTTGTCCAGCATCAGGAAGCGCCACGCCTGAATCTGCTCTGGCGTCATCTTGTCCACAGCCAATCGGCCGAACTTCTCCCGCAACAGGCTGGTCATGAATACTTCACCTTGGAGATGGGCGTCCACAAGGTCTTCCAACTCTTTCGGGGTTTGCCCCTTGGGAGATGCCGCCGACAGAGCGTAGCACACCCACGTGTTCAAACCCTTTGGACGGATACCTTTACCATCCCACAGAAACTCCTTGGCCTTCTGGCAGATGGCGATGAGTTCCGATTTGGTGTACGTACGGGACATTATGCAGCCTCCAGTTGTTCGGTGTAACGTGCGATCAGCGTATCGATCATTTCGATCCGGGCTGCTTCGACAATCGGGTCGTAGTTGTCGTAGTGCTTTCCGTTCTTGTCACTGAGCCAGTTCTGAACACCGAACGAGCCGTCGATGTACTTGTCGATATCCGCACAGATCGCCTCGCCTGCCGGGGTCGTGCTGTAGTCCAGTTGGCAGTTGATGTTGTCGCAGACGTACGGCGAATCGTTGCTCTTGGCTTCGCGGAGTTCCTTCACTTCCTTGAGGATGTCGATCTGCTGTTGCAGTTGGTTCTTGTCGGTCATTGTTCACTCCTTGGTTGGTTGGTGTGATTCGCATTCTCCACGAAAAATTTTTCCGTGTCAAGTAGGTAGTGCTACTTATTTTCGTTCCCGGCAGATTTTCGAAATTCGATTTGGAAATCAAAAGTCAGAATTTCAACATGGGCTGGGGAATTTTTCACTTCTTTCTTATATAGGTAGCTCTACCCCGCATACAAAACGTCGTACCATGTTGCTTACCTACATCAAATTTTTAGGTAAAGCAACTCCCATCCTTATGATTGTTTCTCATAAGAAATATTGTAGGTAGTGTTGTATTTTTAATACGATATCTGCTGGTTTTGTTGGTTTCAAGCAATGCAGCAGCTACGAAACCTTACGGCTCCTTCAAAAGTTGCATAATTTTTAATCAAAATTCACCCTATTTGGGTAAGGGTGAAGTACCACCAACTTCTCATTTTACAACGAATTAGCGTGTACGACTCTGCGCACGATTAAAAATTCCTGTATGCATACACAGCATTTCTTAACACTGTTGTCCTTTGCTTATTAGCAATATGTACACAGGTAGCACTACGTACTTACCTAACTCGTTGATATGTAGGAGTCTTCTTACAAATTTGTTAATAGAAGTGTTACATCCGCATTACAGCGAAATTTATTTGCGATACGTTGTATCTTCACAACGTCGTTATCATATTTTTATCAAAAAGGGCTAGCACGACTGCTTTTTCCCCTTGCATTCTTCTTCGCTATGTATAAACTTGAGTTGTCCGCTGCGATGCAGCACGAGACAAAGTTAAACCTTGTGTTCACTATCACCTTCTGTAAGGAGCAACATCATGGCTACCGACATCCTCTGCCGTTTCGACCCCGCACAACAAACTCCGGTCGTCTTTCTGCGTGATTCGATCAACGGCAACAAGGTTCAAGTGTGGAAAGGCACCGGGAAACCGGAGTACGTGCCGCTGGACTACTACAAGATGACCTCGCCCCTGTCTGCTGACGATGAACGCGTACTAATGGAACGCTTCAAACAGGCTACGGGCAAACAAGATCAAGTGATCCGCATCACGCACCGTATGCCCCGTACTTCGCGTCCGCTCCCTAACATGCTGGCTGCTGCATCGGCCCCGGCGAGCGTAGTGAACGAAGAAAAGCCGCAGGCTACGCAGCGCAAGACCAATGCCAAGCCCATCGACGCACAGAACGCTCCTAGCGGCCCTACAGGCGATCTTCCGCAAGCGGGCGAGGTTCCGGCTGCACTGCCTGCTACGACGGCTCCTACGGCCCCCGTAATCGATCCTAACGAGCCTCCTAGCGCTGCCATGTTCCGCCGTATCAAGGAACTGAACGCCCGCATGGCACAACTAACGGAGACGATCCAGAACGCTACCACGGATTACGACGCGACGAAACAGGCGTGCAAGGAACTCACGGCAGAATTCGAACAGCAGATCGAACGCGAATCGCAGGAAGAGTTGCGCAAACGTAAGGAAATGCTGGCACAGGTGACGGGCCTGTCCGATCCACTCGCCACGGCTGCACAGGCATTGCATGACTCGGCAACGAAGCCAGCCGAACAACTCGCCGCCCCGGCAGAGCCCCCGAAGGATGAGCCGAAGGCAGACGCCCCAGCAGCACCGAAGGCTCGCCACATAGGCGGACGCGTCCAGCGTTCACCCGCACCAGCAGGTAAGGCCAAGAAATAACCTAGCCGTTGTGCGGGACAGGATGATGTGATATCGTTGGATTTCCATCAACTCCTGTCCCCGACGACGTGCTATGAAAACTCTTCTCGACATCCCTGCCATCTGGCGCTCCGTGAACAAGCCGGTCCCGGCGTGGTATCGTCTCAACGTCTCCCTCGGCCTGTCCGTGTGGCGTCCTCGCAACAAATTCTCCGCTATCTGATTGCACAAACCCCTTGACGGGTTTTTTATTGGTCGCTACCATACGTAGCACTACTTAACGACGAGGTATCAAATGAAAATCGAATACAAGGGTTTCAGCATCACCCAAACTGGCGCTACTGGCAAATTCGTAGTGTCCCCGGATGCCACGGCATTCAATCTGGACGGGTACGCTACCCTGAACAATGCCAAGGGCGCTATCACGAAGCATCTGAACAAAACCGCCCCTGTGGTAGAAATCGAAGGTTCCAACCTCAAGGCTCGTGTTATGAACGGCCTCAAGGAGAAGGCTATCGTCAAGAAGGTGAAGGCAGCTTCTAGCGACGACAAGGATCATGCCACATATACGGAACTGTCGGCTGCTGTGAAAGCTGATGCCGACCGCACCACAGCTCTTCTCCGCTACTACGGGCTCGTCGATATGACGGGCACTCCACGTAACAGAGACTACCGGAGCCGTAACAAACGCGAGGGCGGGTACGTCGGTAAAGTTAGCCTCAAATACATCGTGGAAGATGGTCCGTCCAACACTGCGATGCGCATCGGCCATATGCGGAGGGGTAAGCGCCCTTTGCTGCAAACTCTTCGGGAAGTATCCCGATACAATAAATCGCTCGATCAGGGCGAGTAATCTACCACATCCAAAACTAGGGAAATACCATGCAAGGCAATAGCAACTTCGAACGCATCCGCAAGAACTCCAACCAGCGCCCGCCGCGTGGCGAACAGCGTGAACAGCAGCCGCAACAGAAACGCGGCAAACAATGGTCACGTGAGAACGATAAGCGGGAACAATGGAGCGCCTTTGACGCTCAGTCCTTCAACTCGTTCCAGTAAGTAGTGCTACCAACATACGGCCCCGCTATTGCGGGGCTTTTCTTTTTGTGCTACATTGTAGTCTCATCAACCTGAAGGAGAATTAGAATGAATCTTACCGCTGCCGAACGTGACCTTCTCGCTAAGCGTGACACGATGCTCAGCCAAAGCGAGCGCATGATTATCTCGCAATCGCTGGACGACGTGGTGTACCGTGCGAAACTGGAAGGGTTGCGTCTACTGATTGACGACAACCTTACGAAGCTTGAGGCAGCGTTCGTTCGCTACCTGCTGACCTGTAAGGGCTTCGATACCAGCGTTGCAGAGAACGGTTTCCCGGCTCTGGACATCGACAAAACGCTCTGGAAAGATCAGCCGATGCACATCCGTGCAAAGAACGAGCGAAAGGTTGTGTATGCCCTCCTCACGCAAGCCGTAGAAGCTGGATTCAAGTTTGTGGACGTGTACGACGGTGAAGAACACGAGAAGGTGAGCAACGTCAAGGAAGCAATGGAAGTGGTATTCAACCTCGACATCTCGTACGTCTGGATGTGCAAGGAAGGCTTCAAGAAACACTACCTGATGTTCGTACTGGGGAACGCGGAAGACGGCTCAGAAGCGCTCGCTGACTGGAGCTACACCGAGGGCGATCCTGACGGCTGGAATGCTCTTGTAGACGGTTTTGACGCGTCCAAGGTAGTGTAACCAGATTCTGAAGATTTCGAAAAGAACGCCCCGGCCTGTGCTGGGGCGTTTTCGTTTCTGGACATTTCCCGAAATCCATTTTGGAAATCAAAAGTTGAAATTTCTACTGGGGCTGGGGAATTTTTGAAGCTCTTCTTAAAAGAACCTCGCCCGATCCACCCCCGAAAACGCCCAAAATGGTGCATCGCAGCAGAAAAGTTGCCGAGAATCAACGAACTGTGGATAACCTGTTGACAAGCTGTGCACAACCCTTCCCGGCCTGTGGGCAACCTTGAAAAAGCACGTCCGTTCTGTGGATATGTTTCTCCTGTGACACGTTATCCACAGGCTATAGCCAAACGCCAATCATATGATGACGCCCGATAGCAATAGGCTATAGACTATCGAATCTTACATATCGATAGGTAACACTACTCCGCTCGCGCACTACGGCCGATAGACCACTGTAGCAGGGTAGCAAGCAATATTGAATGGTATTGGACATACCCTGTAACGCTCGTGCATCCGTCTAGTGTCGTAAATAGCACTAGCTGACACGCTGCTGGCCTATGCAATCTCTATGCCATGCGTTTTCAAGTCTTATATAAGACATAGGAGTTTGACAGTTTAACAACTCTTATATAAGAGTGGTCTTAGGTCTTATAGAAGAGTGGTTTGTAGTCTTATATAAGAGTTAAGTTGTTGATTTAAAAGGGAAAACATCGCTTCAACATCTGCCCGAATGCTCGTGATTTCACACATTCGCATGTAAATTTACAGATTTTCCAGCGCTGATTTACATAAATGACGAGTTATCCACAGATTTTTGAGTTATCCACATGCCGTTTAAACGCGTTTTAAGGGGGCGCCACGCCACGCGGCGGAACAGATGACAGCATGTGTACGTCGTCGCCCGCGTTGAAACGGGGGCCGTTTTAATCGATTTTAGAGGCATGTGGATAAGTACGGCTAGATACGTTCCTAGCTTGTGGATAAGTAGCACTACGTTCTGGCATATTCCTTGCTACGCGTGCGCGTGTGTCACGCGTGCGCATTTCTCTTTCAACGGGCCGCGTTCGTTCGTCTGTTACAAATTATTTTGTTCGGGGTATTGCGCATACCCTATTTTGTCGGCATAATCCTAATCACTGAGTCACACAACGATGATTCAGGGAAGGGCGGAACGCTAGGGCGGACCGTCCAGCATGGATAGGTGGATACCTTGAAGAGCTGGACGGGATAAACGGGCAAGTATGCGGGCAGTCGGTTCTATAACAATTCATCAGTAGACAAACAATGGCGCTTTGGTTGACGCGTAACGACGGGATGTCGTGACAGTCAATAAGTACTAACGACGGGATGTCGTGAGAATAGCGCACAACACTAGGCACGCGGGATGCGTCCCTAGCTAGGTTGGCAAAACTAGGAACCGTTCGAAATAGCGGTTCCGAATTTGTCACTTAGGAGCAATAAAATGGGAATCGAAGCATTGAATAAATCGCAGTTGAAAGAGATTCAAAAACTCGCGATCTACTACAAATTAGAAATGCAAGACAGTGTGGCGCTAGGGCTGTCCGCGTTGATCCGATCGTCTCGCACTAAAGCGCAACGCGCTGCATTGCTGGAATATGCCGAGTTGTTCGGCGTGAAAGATCACAAAGAATTCATCATTTGAAAGGGTTGATATGTTCATTAACTGGGAAATTCATTTCTGGGAAATGTCCCCAGAGTTTCAAAACGCTGAAGATAAGCATTGTGATAATCTTCCGCCGTCATTTGATGACGTGCTGTATTACGATTGCATGATGTTGTTTTTCGGACTGTGAAACATTCCAGATTAAAGCGCTACGGGTTAGCGCTTTTGTATGTGATGTTTAAACGGAGGGGTTGAAAATGAAAATTAGTCCTAATGGCGTTCTCGTCATTCTGATTATCGCACTTACCGCTTGCGTTGCTGGAGTTTGGGCGCTAGGTGAATTCGGTCAATGCTTTGACCGTGCAACGCAATTCAATATCGAATTCGCGTTATATGCTTTACCGTTCGTATGGCTGTTCGCTGCTATGTTCTTTGATACTGATTTTAAGAAAGGTAACAACAAATGCGACTGATTCAAATCATTCAACTACCTGACGCACCGAAAACTGGCCGTGCGGTAAAGATCAAAAAGGATAGCGAAACGGCCGAATATGTTTGCCAATTGTTTATTCAAGGCGGACATTACGAACCGGCCGATTATTTCACGCCTGATTACTTGGATGCGCTAGAAACGGCGCGTGAAATGTGCAAACCCGTCGAAATGTCTAAAGTGTCCTCTTAGGGAAAACCAAAATGAGCTATTACGAAAAAGCCGTAACGATGATTATCGACGGCAAGAATAAAACGAACAGCCAAAACAAAACGGAAATCGAACAAGCGCGAGCAATTCAACGCTCGTTAGGTATCAAGGTTGCGGCCCGTTACCTTGAAAAGCGTAATTGGTCGATTGATGCGGCATTGTGGGAATTGCTGCGCACTACTCAACGATTTGAACCAACAATTTAATAAGGGGAATCAAAATGGCAAAGCGTAAGACTAACGTGCAATTCGTGAAACACATCATGGAATTCTCGAATCACGGTGCGCTGATGCAAGCGTTCATAATGCAAGCGCTTGAACAGTATGCAAAATCCGTTGCATCCAAAAAGCCGGAACAATTGGACACGCCGATGGTATCCGGGCAAGCATGGCACGGATGCGCTACGGAATTGCTTGCGGGGTTGAATGAGCATTTCGAACGTCCGAAGCCTAAAACGCTAGCCGAAATGGAAGCGGAAAATACTGACGGATTCCGCAACCCGTAAGAGCTAATCAGCTAATGCCGATGTTTGTATCAGTCGGCATTGTCGGACTAACTCAAAAGACACTATGCGATGAAATTACTTTATTCAGACGGTGCGCCGAAAGGAATCACTTTCAGACGGCACAAACAAAACCCGAATAGCTTTGTTATCCGGGTTAATGGCAACGGCTTTACTACTGACATCGGGGCGGATGCTAACAACATGCCCGAATGCTACGAAAAGGCGATAGACAAGCGTTTAGAGTTGCTTGGCATGCCGGACGATGCGGACGCATGGCAAACGCTTGCAAGCGCCTACGGTGCGTTCCTGACGCATTACGGCGTGACTATCGAACCAGTGACTAACTACGAATTCAAAATAAAGGGGAAATGAACATGGAACTCCAAACTATGCGCACTATCCGGTCCGTTGTGAGTGGCGGACCTAACACTATGGAAATTATCTACGCCGTAGGCGCGTCGGACGACGGAAAATCTATCGTAGCTGCAACGGTATCGAAAACTGGCGAATTGCCTACCAAGATTAAAACGCGACGGGGCGACACGATTAACGTATCCGATGATTCGCTTGAGGGGTTGATTATCGCCTTGCAAGCGATCAAATCCGCAATCGATCAAGGTACGCTTAAAAGGGGTAATTGACTATGCGCAATAATTCAATTCTCACTATGTCACAGTGGGAAGCACGCGTTAACGAACTCTTCAGCACGGCGATTATCTGTTCCGTATCGCACGATAAACTTTTGCAAATGACGAATGAGCGTATCTATTCTGAATTGAACCGGAAATATGCAAATGGTCGGCGCGTATATCCGGCCTATATCAACGGATACATTCAAGGGTTAATGACTGTGCACCGTGCGAATCTGTATCGTCATCATCTGGAATTCTGTTACGACGTTGACGGCGTGATTTATTCCACGCACAGACAAACTACGCGAGCGCATACAACAGAGGAGTTTTACGCCGCTAACAAGGGGTATGTTTTGTGTAATGCAAAAGGCGCGCATTACTGGAAAGATTCTGATAAACAGTTTTAATAGGAAACAAATCATGAACGCTAAAGAAATCGAAAGCGCTATTGCGCAAAAGCTGGAAAGTCTGTTTATCACTTTCAGCGTTGTATATGCTGGTGAAACAGTGAAAGAAAATGATTGGAAATGCGACGCGTGGCGAATCACTTTCAAGCGTGGGGCGCAACACGCGTTTAAACAGTTCGATACTGACTACTTTACCGGCTTAGGTCATCGTAAATCGAAACTGAAACGTCCGCATTTCGTCAACCCTCGTTCTATTGCTGCTGCTGAATGGGACCGAAATAACCTTAAACCTGTTGCCCCTAATGCCGCAAGCGTGTTGCATTCCGCTCTAATGGATGGGAAGGCAATCGAAACATCATTCAAATACTGGTGCGATGAATACGATTATGATTCGGACAGTATTAGCGCATTTAATACGTATAACGCGTGTTGCGCTATCGGGGAAAAGGTTAATGCGTTCTTTTCCAGCACCGAACGCGAAGAGTTGGAAACACTTTTACAGGACTATTAATCATGGCATACGAAAACGATTGTAAAGAAATTCTTAACCTGTTCAAACTGTCCGGGAAGGAAATCCCGCACGAGGATAGCAATACCGGGCAAGCAATCATCGTGTTGCAAGAGATTTGCGATGCACATTCGCATACGATCCCTGATGCTCGCGAATTGCGGGAAGAGATGATTAGCGAATTGGAAGATGAGAATTGGTATATCTTTCCCGGCAATGCCGCTGCTAATCCCTACGCGCAAATCAAAGGGGGATTAACACATATCGAAGATAACGATTTGTTTGTCGTCATCGGCAAAGCTTCGGAGATTGCCGGTATCGGTTTTGACGGCGGAGACTTTCTAGAAGCATTAGACGAATTAGAATCAAGCATGAATTCGGACGATGATTTTTCGTTCGAATTCGACGGCAACGAATATCGGATTATCAAAGATAGCTCTATCTGGGAAATCTACCGGGACGAGATACAACGTACCGTAGAGGAATGTTACGATTTGAAGTTGGATAACATTCCTAATTTTGTGGAATGGTCCATTGACTGGGAACAGACGGCAAAAAATACCTACGTTGACGGATACGGGCATACGTTCAGTAGTTACGACGGCTCAGAGCATGAGGCGGGCGAATGGTGGATTTTCAGGACCAATTAAGCTAATCAGCCAATGCCCATTATTAAACGTGGGCATTCACGGATTTGCTACAAGTAGCATTAACTAACAAAGGATTACCAATATGAACAATTACCGCGTTGATCGTAACGATAGCCAAACGCAAACGCCGTGCGGCATGAATTCGATTATCTACATTGGCGACAACTGGGAAGATGCACGACGGGCCTATGCTGATGCCGTGCCGGGATTTGATGCGTGGAATCAGCCTAATTCGCGTTATGGGATTACGCTTTCCGTGTGGGATTTCCGAAAGAACGATTACACCATTAAATGCATGAAAGGGTTTTAAAATGACTTCGAATGAAAAAGCATTACCTAATGCTGTTGTTCATATCTTTGACGGCGCACGAGGCATTTATATCCCGCAAGCGTTTGCACAATCGTGCAACGAGGGTTGGCACGGGGTAAGCGAAGAGAACAGAGAAACGCTATTAGCTGGTCCTGAGCATGAATGGTATTGTGATGCATGGGATGCCGTCTTAAACAATGCATACTGGGAAAAGGATGGCTTCAAATGGCAATTGCATCAAGACGGTGATTTGTGGGCGTATTGCGAAGCTATGATGACATCCGAAGAAAAGCGCAATTTCGGAATGGATGTTGATCCGTTCGAATATGTAATCGATCTAGACGAGCGCGGGGAATTTAGAGCGACGGTTTATAACGATAATGGAAGGGTTGTTTTCGGAATTGATGGGTATGACATTTTCGAAGATGGGTTCATGGAAGATAAAAACGATGTTATCGGCTTAAAGGAACATCTTGTTAGCTTAGGCATTATGCACAAAGATGATACGTTAATCATGTAAAAGCTAATCAGCTATAGCGTATTGGTGCTAACGCATCGTGCGCTATGTCAGATTTGTTCTAAAGAACATTCTCTTAACAACACTCAAGAGGTAATAGACATGAAAAACTTTAAAGCATCGGTTCCCGCAACTGTCAAAACCAAAATCAATGAATTGGCCGAATTCATCCAATCGAATTTCCGTGATGTAGTAACGGCTCGTATCGAAAGCATGGGTGATGTTCAATTATCGGAAATAGAGGGTAACTACGTATCAGGTTGGATACCGCGTCAAGATGGTGGGTTTGATGTTAGCTTGCTTGTCGATAGCGGTATTGATTCGTCCTACCACGTCACAAAGAAACAAACAGAATTCGTCAACGAACAAGAGAAAAACTGTTTCGAATCGTTCCTATCGGATAACGAATTGGACCGTAACGAAATGTCATGGGACGACTTAACGGAGGAACAGAAAGAGGAGTATTGCGATTACCAGAATGACTGGTTTTCTGACGGCGCATTGATTCAAATTCAAATGTTCGCTAGCGGTTATCCGGGCTCATACTGGGAAGAAAAAGAACAAACCATTACCGTACGCGTTAGCATCAATTACAAAGATGCACCGTATTTCCGTGAAAAGAGTGCAGAGGATATCAAAACCTTGATTCTGTCTGAATCGGAATTTCTCGAAACGTCCATTGACGACATCGCAAAACAAATCACTATCTAAGATGAAAGTTAATAGCTGGAATTCATTCCTAGCTGGTTTTGAAATAGGCGAACGCCACTATATCGAAACTACATTAGACAACTATCCTAATCTGATGCGGACGGCTAATGCCCCTAAGTCTCGCCGTCCGTCTGAGATAAAAGACTGGGAATTTAAAACAGAACTATTTACAGCAGTTAGCGCGAGTAAAGCTGGAAACATCAGATACCTAATTTCTATTGAGAGAGTAAAGTAATGACTAGCAAAATTGTAATGAATAACGGCAAGACCAAAGATGCACCATTGAAACTCAAAACCCGTTACGTGTTTCGTAACGAAGTGGTAAAGATTACGCACGGCACGAATCTGTTTGAAGCTGGTCTTAACGTAATGCGTAATCTTCAAATCAACAAATACGGCGCCACGTACGCTGAAGTTTTGGACGCTGACACGGAACAACTGTATTACTCGCAATCGCGTAGTATGTCCGGGCAAATCTCCAAACCTCATTACGAATGGAACCCTGAAGATACGGCAATCAAATTTGCCGCAACCATGCTGTTACCGAAGAAAGGCGAATAAATGAAAATCGTCACTATCTGGCACGACGATAAGAAATACCAAGTAACGTTAGACGATAAGGGACAAGCTATCGCCTACCACGTAGAAGTGCATCCCCGTGGCCGCCGCACGTCTTTCCGCTTGCTCTGGAGTGCTGAAAGGCACGGACACGTCAACGGAGACATTCCGCAAGGGCTGAAGGACGTTATCAACGCACGGGGCGCTAGCGAAGCAATCGCCTATGCAATGGGATGGTAAACAAGGGGGAAATAAATGATTTACATTATCGCAATCGTCCTAATCATCGTTATGGCTCGTATCGGTCATACGCCGACTGATAAAGAATTGGATGCCAAGTTGAAAGAACTTGAGGCATCCCATCGTAACGATGTGTACGGCGCAAAATGAAAGGAAACTAAATGATTCTCATATCTAAATCGTTCTCTATTGTTATGCCTGAATCGGCAGAACATGGTGAAACGGAGGATAGTGGTATGGAATTCGAAAACGTGCCGTTTTCGTTCCGTGAACTGGTAGACATGATTATTTCAGACGGATTAACAAACTCGTCATGCTACCCCGCCAAAGGCGACATTTTCGAATGGCTTTCTAATGACGGAAGGGAAGATTACCGGACAGCGGAAACTGAAACTATCTCAATCCATTACAGCAGAGATAATAAACCACGTTCCGCTAAATACTGGCGGATGGCTTTTGTTGTGGCTGGAGTTATCAAGGTAAACAAATCATGACAACCAATCAAACCGCGTTTAAAAAGCGATTCGGCCAGCGTGGGCAATATCACGCCGAACTAATCCTCAATGTCAACGGGGAAGGGGGTAACGGGGTCTATATCGAATATAAGGCCCGTTCCGGTAAAAGCTTTAATGCGTCCCTATCCTGTGCAATGGATACAGGCGAACTCGAAAGCCACGACGGTACAGCCCATGTAATCGAATCGGCATTGTTGGACGATATCGAAGCATGGGCAATTGAAAACGGATACTGAAAGGAAAATCAAATGAAAGCATATCAAGCATTCGGCAAAGCTGGCCGTATTACCAAAGAAACGCCCCGTAAAGCTGCAATGGCGTATTTCGAACAATTCCCGTCAAGCCGTAAATGCGATGTCATACAAGGCGAAACGGATGGCCCATTCTTTCGCGTGACCTACGGACGCTCATCAAATGGTGAATGGCCCGAAAGCTATAAAGACGTTACCAAGAAAACCGCATCAACCCTTCCCGATTGAAAGGCGACATCATGAGAGACATTCTGATTAACGCGTATCTTGATTACGTCGATAATTACCTGACCATTGAGAAATACGCTGAGCATAACGGGCTCACAGTGGAACAAGCAAAGCGCTTGATTGGCTTGGGCCGGGACATTCACATTACCCCGCATCCGGATGCATAACTGAAAGGGTAATCAAATGGCACGCCTTATACAGCGCTTACAGAACTACAGATGTTGTGGCGCTGTCTCTGGTCAAATCTACGCAATAGACAACAGAGACACGCCCGTATTTCAATTCGCATCGTTTGATGAGAAAGGTAAGATTGTCGAATTAGTGGAGTTTCCGCAATCGTGGGGTATATGGGAAATGCGGGAATGCATTTCAGCATTCGACGAGAAATCCCGTGGTAAGTGGTCTAAAGGTGGATAGCCAAAGAGCCCGGACAGATAACTCTGTACCGGGCATTTCTTTTTAGTCAACACTTGACTAATCATGTACTACTCACATAACCCTGTCTGCCGGGAACGTACATAACGCTACATAGGCCAATGGCGCTAGGACGCATCAGAACGGGCCTACATTCAACGAACGCCATTGCTTGGCTAGGCTGGTATCGGCCACATCGTTTAAAACGCCTATAGCGCTTCTATTCAAGTCTGCCCTATCATCCATACCTAGCTGTTATTCGGCTAGCGTATCATCTATGTCTAGTGCCATAGGCACAGAACATATCTGCTATGGGCCTACGGCCCCTCACCTACCCCCCTTTTCCCATTGACCCCCCTTAGCGGGGTCAACCTATCAGCCATTGGCTTGTAGTCCTATCTGTGCCATTGGCACTAGACAATACTATCGCCATTGGCGAATAGATAGAAATAAATGTGTTGACTGTTCTCCCCACTCGTGCTAGGCACTCGTGGGTTAGGGTATCACACGTGTTGCTTAAAGTCAACCATATAGAACCGGTCCTTTATTACTTTCAGCTATATAAGAGCTTATAACGGAACGTTATATAGAACGTCATGCCCATAGGGCATAGTAATAATAAGCTGTGCCTATGGCACTAAACATGCTCATATGTGTATCAAATGACAGATCGGCGGGCGATAGCTTAGCCGCTGCGCTTGCTAAACGCTCTTTCTTGGCATGGAAATTGCATCAATGAGCCATTGGCTCCAGCCAAACCCTATCGACCAACACTAGGCCATAGGCCAGAGCTATAATCGTTTAAACGAGCTATGAGACGTTTACAGAACGTGCCCTAGTGCGGACATCAACGAGACATCGTTCGGCCCTCTACGGGCCTATACGCAAGCCATAGGCGTATGCCTGTGCCAATGGCACGAATAGTTATCCACACTGGACAGGCAGATGTCCACAACCCAGACGTTCCTCTGGGTTTTATACACAGGCTCATAGACGCGTTTAGAGGCCCATAGCGGCGTTCTCTGTGCCGATGGCACTTTCCCCTGTCTGACCCCCTGACGGCCCCTCCTTGATATTTCTGGTGCGTTCCAGACCCCAAAACACGCCCCCGGCGAGCCGTTAAGCCACCCCCTCGCCCTCCGATGGTATTGCCCTTTTTGGATGCATGTTCGGGAGTATGTTTCATAGGAGAAAGCTTGTGAAAGTTGCTGTTTTGGCGTGATAAATTTCGCCATTGGCGATGGACATTGCGGATGAAGGGCTATTTCTGAAAAATTTTTTAGTAAAATCAATGACTTACGTTATTTTCGGGCAACAAAAAGCCCCGCACGAAGCGGGGCAATATTGATTATCAAGCGGGAGCCATGCCGGTAGGCGGCATCTTGTCGTCTCTGAACAGCTCGCGGAGGCGAGCCAATAGGGAAGAAGTGAGCCTAGCCATCATGGCATCAGCGCTTTTACACGTAGCAGAGTAGCTTCCAGTTCCTTCGCCGTTTCCAGCGTAGCGTCCAGAGCGGAACTTTCCACTTCGATCTTCAGGGACTTCAGGGGTGACGGATCGGCCTTCACGGCGGAACCGAGGATCGCCACGGAGTTGTTCAGATCGCTGAGCAACGACATCTCCGTCATATTGTCTTTGTACACATTCGAAGTGTCTCCATCGCTTAGAGTGATGAGCGTCAGTTTGCCGTTCGTTTCGTTCTTACTGACTGCTGCGTAGTAGCGAACACCGATGCCGGTAGTGTACCCGACGATGAACGGGAAGGCTGGCAATTTATCGTATTTCATAATTTCTCCTTTAGTCAAAGATTTTGGTAAGCTCGTAGCGTTTGTTATCGTACGAGGGATGGAGCCGATGGTTGCAACCCATACGTACGGCCCAGTCGGTGAACGGGTTGTTCAGTCCTACGAGTCCACAGCCAGTGCACCATTGCTTCCCTCCGACCCGGAGGTTGAAGGTGTGAGCAACGTATTCGTATTTCTCCTTGGGCTCTGCCATGTCAATACTCCGGATTGGAACGACGGAAGGTGATGGATTTCATCCCTGTCCTCCAGTCGAACCGATCCCACGTCGTCTTCACGTCCAAGTCCTTCCGATCCTTCGGCGGAGCGGGACGAAGATACGTATCGATACACGCCTCGATAACTCCGCCGTCTATGAGCACGCCGTAGGCAATACGGAAGACAGGATGGAAACCGGGCAGTGCTACCACAGTACCTACCTTCCCGTTGTAGATGCAGTCGGCGGAGAAATCGGGCAAACCATGAATCTCAACCCTCTGTCCTACCTCGAATTTGTAGTTCGTCATGATCCAACTTTCTCCTTCGGCTTCAGCAGAGCGTGCATACGCTCCGTGGTTGCATCGTAGACAGCCTTAGCTGCTTTCGCTCGTCCGTTCACCGGACCTTCCGTCAGTGCACGGTAGAGTTCGCTACCCTTCGCAGCGAACGTATCCTTGTACGGTAGCCCGTTCATCGGTGTCCTCCTGTTCTTGGCAGATGTGGCCCGTGACCCGTAAGTGGCGAAACAACACTCCGTTCATTGACCTTGTGCCCGCAGTGGCAGCACTTCTTCGGGTAGATTGGCGGAGACGACAGCAGAGCGTAGCCTTCGTAGTGGTAGCAATGTTCCTTGCAATCTTCCGGTTTCATTTCAGCGCCTCGTACACACGGAACTCCGACTCTGGAATCGTCTCCTTGTGGATTTCGCAGACACGCTTCGCAAAGTCCTTGTCCTCGTACGGACCGGCCTGTACGACCCATCCCCGCCCATCTAGCGTAAGAACCTCTACGTTCCAGCCGTTGTGGTTCACAGCGTTTCGGTAGTCCATGTCAATCCTTTTCCTTATACTCAAGGTAGCTGTAGACCCCGTACAGTGCAACACCGAACAGGACGAGGACGACGAACAGCCCTTTCGTCCATACCATCATCAGCATTACCAACAGCAGGGTGAACATTACAAACACTACGATGAATAGCGACTTCATCAGCCGTACAAATTTCTTCATTTTCTCTCCTTGTGCCAACTTTGGCCTTTGATAATACGATTCACTTGGGAAGTACCGATGCCGAATGTCCTCGCCAACTGCGCCTGAGACTCGCCAGCACTGTGCAACGCACGGATTTCAATCACCTGTGCAGCCGTAAGCTTCGACGTTACGCACTTCTCGCCTGCTGAGTCTGTCAATCCGGCTTGCCAAGCGTGATCGACTTGCTCTTGCATCGTGCTCCATTCGAGATTGGTATGCACGTTGTTTTCCGTGTTTCCGTCCTTATGGTTCACCGTGGGCTTGTTATCCGGGTTCGGAACAAACGCTTCAGCTACGAGTCGATGTATGTAGTGCTTCTTAACCTTCCCGTCTTTTGACAGGCGAACGTAGAGGTAATACTTATTACCATTCTTCTTCCGTTGGCGCTGAGGTTTCATGAACTTGAAACCCTTCACACTCCACACAGCACCATCCTCGAAGACATCGTAATCGTACCCCGCTACGCGTGCATAGCGAAGTACGCCCATTACGCCCCCTTGCAGCAGAGCACGGCTTTCAAACGATGCACTACTTCAATCAGCGAAGCCTGATTCGCCATCACCGTTTCGATGTCTTTGTAGCTCGACGGGATTTCGTCCAGTACGGCATCATCCTTGCGGCATTCGATACCCTGCGTCTGGGCTTTCAGATCGTCCACGGTGAACATCTGGCGTGCCTTCGTACGGGACATCTTGCGACCGGAGCCGTGAGAGCACGAACAGTAGGACTCCTTGTTACCCTTACCACGTACGATGAAGCTAGTTTGGCCCATTGCGGAAGGAATGATACCCAGATCATCTTTCCCGGCTTTGATAGCTCCCTTCCGGGTGATCCATAGGTTCTTGCCAAAGTGGTTCTCCTTCGTAACGTAGTTGTGATGGCAGTTGATCGCCTCTTCCGTGATGCCGAACGGGACCGGAATCTCGCGGCGGAGCACATCCAACACCGCTTGCAGCATCGCCTTGCGGTTCTCCATCGCGTAGTCCTGTGCCCACTGGACAGCAGCCACGTAGTCTTCGAACAGGTCGGTTCCTTCCGGCAGGTAGGCCAGATCGCCATCCGGCAGGGTAATGTGGAACTGGTTCATCAGCTCCTTACCCTTGTTGATGTAGTACGTACCGATCATGTTGCCGATACCACGGGAGCCGGAGTGCAGCATGACCCACACATCGTCGTTCTGGTCGATGCAGATTTCGATGAAATGGTTGCCGGAGCCCAGCGTACCAAGCTGGGAAGCAGCCTTGTCAACTGCTTTAGCTTCGTTCCCGCCGAACACGGTCCGCACAGCGTCATTCAGGCCTCGCGGCAGGGACCAGTTGTGGTCTTTGTGTTGTCCGCCAGTACCCATCGGTACGACACGTTCGATTTCGCTGCGGATGCGTGCCAGCGAGTCCGGAAGCTGGTGTGCCTTCAGCGACAGGCGGGTAGCTACCATGCCACAGCCGATATCGACGCCGACCATCGCCGGGACGATAGCACGTTCAGTTGCTACCACGCTACCTACCGTCGAACCAATCCCGGCATGTACATCGGGCATCACTGCAACGCCTTGTCGTGCGACGAACGGAAGTCGTGCTATGTTCTTCAACTGGTTCAATGCTTCCGTTTCAACGTCCTTCGTCCAAATCTTGATTGGAACCGAGCCCTCTTCATGCACGACCTGAGCAGCCGTAGTCTTTTCTTGCATTATATTCTCCTTGGTCAGTAGTGTTACCATTCACCGCCGTGGTACTGGCTGTGACAATTACCGCATGTTAGCACGCATTTCTCCGCCTCCGCAAGTACCCTTGTCCAAGACCAGTTGGTAAGGATACGTGACATCGCAATCTCCTTCGCCTCCGGGTCTGTATGGTGGAAGTCGAATATTGCCGCATTCCTCCCGTTGTATGCCGTGCCACAGAAGTTGCATGTGTTTCCCATCAAAGCCATAAGCTTCACTTTCAACGCCCTGTAGCGGTCCCGTTTTGCGTCTCGCACTTTGCCAGCGTTCTTCGCTACCCAACGCCTCTGCGCAGCAGCTTTAGCAGAGGCTTCTCCAGTGTACTTCCTCGTATTGTGTCCGTTTACATATCTAGCCGGGCGGGCGTACTTATCGACAGCCTTCAACTTCTCCCCGCAACCACAAGCGCAGTCAATAATCGGAGCCTGTTCATACTTCTTCTTTGCGTGACGCTGGCGCGGCGTCAATCCATCTTCAATCTTGTGCGACATACTTACCTCTTAAAGTAAGTATATTACACTACCTACGTCTACCTGTCAAGTTTTGATAGACAAAGGCTGAAGGATAGATACGATGTGTGGTTGCGTAACGCCGTACTTTCTTGCTAGCGCAACGTCCGTTATGCCGCCAGCAGCAAACTCTTTACGAATTGCGTCCTTTGTAGCATCAGTCATACTCCTGAAAGTATCCCACCGAGCCCGCATCACCGTCTTCGCTTTTTCAAGCTTTATACGATGAATCTCTTCTACCACGTGAGCGGCAGGGTAAGCGCAGACACGCGGAGCTACGTATGCCTTCAGCGCATCTTCTGCGGCCTTTAGCGCTTCGAGTGCAGCGGTCTTAGCAGGGGTTGTCGTAGGTCCGTGGCGGACATCATCTGCTTCAGGTCCGGGTGGCATTGCATCCGCCGCCCGGTATGCAGCGTACCTCGCTTCTGATTTCGCTGCGTAATATCTCTTACTAGCTGCATCTGCGACCTTACTAAGACGCTCGTGCTCTTCTGACAGAAACCACTTTCCATCGTGCTTACTTGCCATGATTTCTCCTTGGTTGGTTGGTAGAGAGGATTGTAGTGCTACTTACGCCGCATCGCAAGCGTTTTGTCGCTGAAATTCACGCACGATGGTGTCCAGCTTCGCCCAGAGCACCGGGCAACCGCCGACGAGGGCTCCGTCCAGAAGTTCACGCGTCTCCGCAACGATGACGGGAGCGAATTTCGGGTCGTGCTCGATCACGGACGGTAGGTTGTCATAACGGTCCGCCAGCTTGATCGTCTTGACGATGGCCGGAGCATCCTTCAGGCGAGAGATTTCGAACGCTTTGCGCTCCGCACGCGCTGGGGCCGGTGCATCCCACTCGGTTTTCGTCAGCCAGCCGACGAGGACAGCCACGTCGTTGCCAAAATACTCGATGATTTGCTCCTGTGTGACGTGCGTGTCCTCGACAACATCATGCAACAGGCCAGCGACAAGCGTTTCAACGGTCTTGTGGCCGTGCGCGTCCAGAATTTCGCAGACACGTTTCGGGTGATGGTAGTAGTCCTCGCCCGTGTATTTGCGTTTCTGGCCCGCGTGTGCAGCCAGTGCGAAACCTGCTGCGCCTGCGATGATGGTCATATCGATTTCGTTACTCATTTTCTTCTCCTTTGGTAAAAGCCGGGACTCCCGGCACATAAAAATTTTTTGCGGCCCGCCTGCGGCGCTTTAAGCGTGCTCGAAGCGGTCCACGACGTTTTTGACGGTCATGGCATGCCAGTCGCCGCCACGGGCGGTCTTGACCTTCATGGCATTCAATTCGAGCGCCATCGCCCGATACGACATCCCGGCGAGGATCATCCGCTGGATCATCGGACGCAGCTTGTCAGCGAACGCGTCGGCCTGCGCCGTCACGGCTACCGTCGCATATGCCACGGCTTTCGCACGAACTTCTGCGGTAGCCCCAAGCGTCTCGCCACGGGCCTTCTTGGCCTGCAAACCGGCCTTGGTGCGGTCCGCAATCATCTGACGCTCTTTCTCCGCCAAACCGGCGTAGATGTGCAGCGTGAACGGGTCAACGTCCTCGCCAAGCTGGGTCACGATGGTGCGGGGATTGTCGCGAACGTACGTGAGGATGAACACGGCGTCGCGGGAGAGACGGTCAAGCTTGTTGACGACGATGTAGGCGCCGATCTTCTTGGCCCGTTTGGTGATTTCGGCAAGCACAGGGCGCTCGTCATCTGCACCCGTGCGAACTTCCTTAACGATTTCGATCAGATCATAGCCGTTGTAGTGGGCGAACAGGCGGATTGCCTCTGCCTGTGCCTCCAGACCGTTTTTCGTCTTGCCCTGCTCCTTGGTCGATACGCGGGTGTAACCGATAAGCTTTTTCATGATGTCCTTCCATGCGTTGAGTTGCGATGGAAGGATTATCACGTATAAAACCTAGACGGTCAAGCAGTTTTTGCAACTTTCGTATCTACGAAGGCGAGGGCCAGTTCGGACTTCTGTTCTGCCAGCAGCGTATCGAGCATCGCCTCCTGCTCTTGCGTCGTGTGGAGGTTCTGCTCAGGCAGCTTGCCGAACACTTTCAGGTACTTGCGGCGGATGCGCTCTTTGCGGAAGATCGTGGAGATTTCAGCTTTGATGCGGAGTTGCATCTCAACTGCCTTCTCCAGTTTGCGCTCGTGCTTCCGGCGATCTGCGCATGCTTCCACGAAATACGCCATCTCGCCTTGCTTGCGCCAATGTGCTGCTTCCAGCTTGCATTCCTTGACGGCAAATTGCAGCAGGGTAATGACATCAGCGTTCAGTTTCAGCGAATTGCGCAGGATCGACAGGTTGCTCATCTATTTCTACTCCAAGTTGTAGGTTGTTTGTTCTCGGCTTGTTGCCGACAGGAATAATTATGCCCCATGAGTGCGGAAACGGAACAGGAATTTTATAGCTGTGTTGTTTCCGCACATCAACGTGCGAACAGACAATTATTTTCCGTCAGATTTACCCCATCTGGCTTGACGGGCCTTTGCCAAACTGTCAGCTTTCGACTGTTTCGGCGTCTGATCCTGCACACTGCCAACGTTCGTGCGAAGACGCTGCACAGTGTCGTTGCTCCGCTCAAGCGTTACGGTGTACGTTCCGCCCCAGAGTCCGATGACATCCCCCGGATTCGACTTGCTGATGGCCCAGCCATCCATGATCTTCAGTTCCAACTCCTTCAGGAATGCGACGAAGTTGGCTTCGGTGATGTCTTGATAGATGATGTCGTTCATTGATACCTCCTTGTTTATGTAAGTAAGGAACATTATATATTACTTGTTAAAATATGTCAATGGTTGACAAAAGAAGGTACGTAGTGTAACATACGACCGAACGAGCGCAGCGAGTGAGGGAGTAAAGGAAGGAAAGAAGTAATATTTATAAACTACTACTATATGTTCCCTGAAGGGGAACAATAAATAGGTAGTTAAGTAATACTATAGATATACTATAACATAGTCAATAGATAATAAATAGTAATGTATCTATAGATGTTGCGTAAAGTTGACAAAATGGTGTACGTAGTATATACTAAGAACTTTCAGGAGTAGCAGGTATGGCAGTAGCACTACGAGAGGGTCAAATCTTCGTGAAGAAGAAGCATGAGCTTGCTGACCTCGCAAAAGCTCTGGACAGAGTTACGATGGACTCCATCGCATTGATGGAAGCGTCGCTTGCAGACGCAGAAAACAAGCTGACGCTGAAGGAACGTCTGAAGTTGGCTGAAACGATCCTCGATCTGAAGATTCGTATCACTGACCAGATCAACAAGGACGAGCTGAACCGTCAGATCGCAGAAATCAAGGCGAAGGGTGTGAGCACTCCGCTCGTTCCCGGTGAAGGTGATAAACCGAAACCCAGTGCTCCCCGCCTCGATATGAATACCATCCAATCCGTATGACCACATTAACCCAAGGAGTAGAAAATGGCGAAGAGCTGGAGTGAATTGACCTTGGACGAAGCAGTAGAACGGGCCAAAGGCATCTCCCGCCAAGCCCTTCACATCGCGATCAAAACGTACACAGCCAATGGCCGTACCGATATCGTAGAACAGCTTCGTCTCGTACGCAAGACCCTGAAGCGTGATAAACGCATCGCGAAGGTAGGTAAGGAGGCAGTCGAAGCCAAGGAAGCCTCAACGGCTGCATACGAGGCCCGTGTCGCGAAGATCAAGCAGATCAAGGCCCAGTTGGCGAGTGGCAGTTCTGTAGCGCAGGTAGCGAAGGATAACAACGCATCGTACGCTGTAGTCTACAGTATCGCAAAAGGGAAGACATGGGGCCGCTTGCGGTAAAACTTGACAAGTAAGGGTTCATAGTGTAAGATAGCAGTACGTAAGAGATAAAGCAGCCAGAAGAAACCGCTGGGTGCAGAATTAGAGTAGTCGCCACTTGATTTAATTTCCGAAAGGAGGTTGATCCTATCTCGATAGGCTCTAGCGTTGCAGGAGCCTTGGCGAAGTTACCGTCCCCGAAACGACACGCTACGGATTGCTCCAGTGTTGTCGTAGGCGACTACTCTTCCGTTGTTCTCCTTGGGTTGGTTGCCCGCTGGCGCTTCGGCGTCCCCGTAAAAGTAAGCGGGACGAATTTGCCGTCTTAGCTCAGTTGGTAGAGCGACTGCCTTGTAAGCAGTGGGTCGAGGGTTCAAATCCTTCAGTCGGCACCAGAGCAGAGGGTTCCCGGTGCACTATACGAACCGGGTAGTGAAGGGAACACACGATAAAAACCGCACAATCTGGGTGTAGGATAATGGTAGTCATCCTGTCTTGGATACAGGAAGCGCAAGTTCGATTCTTGCCACCCAGACCAGAATTCAGCGCGTAAGCGCAAAGCTTGACAAATAGTGCCACGTATGCTAATATGTCACTACTTGTCGCTGTAGCAGAGTAATCGCAGAAGCGGCGTGAGTTAATCTACTCTCACTGAGGACGCCTGTACTCCAAGAAACAGAAGCAGGACAAGAACAATTGCGGTGTGGTGTAACGGTTAGCACAATGGGCTCATAATCCGAAAGACCAGTTCGAATCTGGCATCCGCAACCAAGATACGGTGTGACTGTTAGCCGTAGGCGTCATAGAGCGTCTGAACCCGACAGCACAGCTTAGCCTGAGCGAAATGATGGCCTCGCGGTGCAACGCTGCGTCGAACAATTGTGTAGAATCCGAGCAAGGTGCATGGACCTGCCTGTTAAGCAGAGGTTAGAGTGGTTCGATTCCACTGTACACAGCCAAGATAAGGGAAGAGTATGTCAATCATTTTGTTTGTAGCCCTATGTGTGCTCCAGATGTGCGACGTGTACTCCACGAAACGCTTGCTGGATGCCAGTGTAGCACACGAGGCGAACCCTGTCATGCGTTTCATAATTGATAAGGTAGGAACTGTAGCAGGACTCATCTTGCCGAAGCTGGTAGTGCTGGCTCTGGCGTGTGCGTTCCTGATGCAACTGCCAGTTATCCTCGCGGCATTGTGCGCAGTGTATGTAGCAGTGGTAACGAACAACTTACGCCTGATGCGGAAGCTGATTAAATGAATGCTGTGTTAGCTCAATTGGGAGAGCGCTTGATTGTCAATCAAGGGGTAGCGGGATCGAAACCCGCACATAGCGCCAGAGTTCGGGCCTGTCGGTGAACAGGATAGAGAAAGGGTAGCGGACTAGGCTACTCCCCGAAAGTAACAATGCGGCCTATCTACTGGGATAGGGCTTTGCCTTCCAAGCAAATGAAAACGGTTCGAATCCGTTAGGCCGCTCCAGAGCACTTCGTAAGAAGCGCAGCCCGTCGCCTAATCGGCACGGAACTTCCCGACAAGGACAGGTTGCCCGTCACCCTGAAAAGAAAACGGCCTGAATAATGCGGACTTGACGGAACTGGTTTACGTGCTTGCCTCAGAAGCAAGATTTTGTGGGTTCGACTCCCACAGTCCGTACCAAATACAATGTGCGAGTGGCTTGGGTAAATCGGTACAGCCAGTAGGCTCAAACCCTACGCTCTTGTCGGTTCGAATCCGGCCTTGCATACCAACAGTGGTGACGATAGTGTAATGGGAGCATAACTGTCTGTGAAACAGTTGGAGAGGGATCGAAACCCAGCGTCACACCAAAATTTATTTACTCAGATGTAAGGCTAAGCGGGACGGGTTCGATTCCTGTCAGGGTTCGCGTGTCAAATTGACTAGCCTTGATGCTACCGTAAGGTCGCTCCTTACGAAATTCTACGACTAGCAACCGTAGGCATCTGCGTAAGTAAATTTGTGCCTCTAGCTGAGATGGATTAGCGTTTGCCTGAAAAGCATTCGAGGATGGATCGTTACCATCGGGGCGCACCAAACAGACAATGCGTGTAAGCCGAATATTGGTTAAGTCGGCGCTGACTGTAAATCAGTAGTGGGCTCGACCCGGTGGAGGTTCAATTCCTTCTGCACGCACCATAACAATATCGTAATCGTCTAACGGACTAGGACAGCTTGGCTTTCAACCTTGCGATGCGGATTCGAATTCCGCTTACGATACCAGTACATTTAAATCAGGCGCAGCCAACGGCACCCTCCCAGCGCTAGGAGGCGTCTGACTTAAACGTATTTATAAACTTACTCTGGGAGGGGTAATATGCAGGAAGTGGTATTAAGGTTGCTTGTAGATGAAGGCTACACAACAAGGCAGATTGCAGAAAAACTAGACACATGCCAAACTAATGTGAGGCACTATCTGGCGAAATATGATCTTAAAACAAAATATACGAGAACAGAAGAAGCAAAACGCCACTGTCTAGAGTGCGGGAAGCAACTTGGAAGAACCCGTGGAAGGCTTGTAAGGACGTATTGCAACGCTAAGTGTCACCAAGCATCTATCTTCAAAGGCCGCTTGGAAAACTGGCTGGCGACTGGATGTTTCCACCACAACGATACTGTAAAGAAGCTGCTGATAGCCGTTGATGGTGAAAAGTGTAGTGTATGCGGCGTCAACGAGTGGTGTGGAAAGAAGTTGTCGCTAGAAGTAGATCATAAAGATGGTAATAGCGAAGATTCAAGCTACACCAACGTGCGTCTCATCTGCCCGAATTGTCATTCGCAGACTGATACGTACAAAGCAAAGAATAAAGGAAACGGCAGAGCGTACAGACGCAAAGCCGCAATGGTGGGTTAACTCAGTAGGTAGAGTTCCTGTTTTACACGCAGGCTGTCGGCGGTTCGAGCCCGTCACCCACTACCATACATTGGGCTTGAGCGTAGGTTACGTCGTCCTCCCTTGCACGGAGCGATGCTGGGTTTCGATTACCCACAGGTCCACCAGACAATACGTGATCCGAGGGATATCGGCTCTGGCGCTACGAACGCTGGCTGGGTGGTTCGACTCCATCATTACGTGCCAGATATGGAAGATTAACCAGCCGGGGCGCTGGCGGGCTTTGCTAAAGCTTTGGTGCGTGTCGAGCGCATGGCAGTCGGGATGTCAATCTTCCGCCAGAATAGAATATGGAGACTCAATCCGATTGGCGACGGAACCGGCCTTGAAAGCCGTGCGAGCTAGAAGTAGCCTTGGGAGTTCGACTCTACCCAGTCTCCGCCAAAATAGGTTGGCCGTAAATTTGTGTGCACACGAAGAACGGCGTGATGGTACTAATGTACATGACAGGTCGAGAAAGATCGACACGAATAGTCCCGTAGTTTAACTGGTTAAAACGGTGGACCGATAATCCACTAATCTGTGTTCGATCCACAGTAGGACTACCAAGAACAATTCCCGGCAAATCGACAAGGGCAGATACTACTCTTTGAAAGTAGGTGGCTTGGAGCGTTACCAAGGCTGGGTGCCAACGCTATATACGCGCATGTACCAAGGCTGGCGAGCGAGGTTCCAACCCTTGCTGTGGAGCGTTCGATTCGATTCCGCGTATGCCCTCTAAGGTAGCCCGTGTCTAACGATACGGGCTTTTTTTGTGTTTCAGAAGAAGTATAACTAAGGAGCATTAAATGACACCAAAACTTGTCGACATTGCAAGCGGATACGTTCCTGCGTTCATTCCGTTTGCATACGACCAATCTGGGCAGTTTGCTTTCAGTCCTGATTCCCTTTCTGTGTCGTACACCTACGACACAAGCAGCAATCTCCAATCAGAGACTCGTGGACCCGATCTAGCTGGTAACTACTACAAGAAGACTTACACCTTTACAAACGGCCAGCTAACGGCAGAATCTATGTGGGTGAAGCAATGACGCGGCTTGCTGACCTATTAAAGTTCGGAGCCAATGTCGGAAGTGATCTACACGTCACGGGCAACAGTGCTCCCGGTGGTGTCATAACAGGAGCTTATCTGAAAGGTTCTGGGACGTTCAAGTTCACCAGAACACCAGCGTCCGGGGGAGCAGCAGTGCCGTTTGGAAGTGAAGTATCGAGCGGTTCTACTTACACCGTGAAAATCTCGGACATGGGGTATATTATTGGGGCTGTTCCCGTAACTTACCTACCGCCCCCTGCTGCCGGAGCTACCGTTCGTGTAGCCCCGGCACTACGTCCAGTGACAGATCGTGGTGCGCTACCGAACTTCTACAGCACCAGTTCTCAGTTGACTTATTTGCAGTGCCGGTCCGCACACATCGCGCATGACGTGATCACAAAGCCTGTGGTCGAGTGGACGCTGGCCTACCCGAATGGTTCTACCGAAAATGGCGTATCTAGCGTCGCAACACTAATTTCCTCATCGGTTGAATACCCAGCAGGGACGTTTACTAGGCTCACGTATAATGGATCGGTGAGTGCAACAATCGATGGCACTTCAATCTTGTCGAGTGATGCAAACACTCTTCTAGCCTCGATTCCAGACGGCGCAACTTTCTGGGTATGGGTGAATTTGCACTATACGTCAACGAACAAGGCGTACTACGATGACGGACTTAATTTTTATTATACGACTGCATCCGGTGAGGTAACGAAGGCTTCAACGTCTGCCTTGACCGATTACACGATGGTAGGTGGAATGGTGTCAGGCGGCGTTGGCTCTCCGGGATGGTCTTTCCGTCCAGTGGCTATTAGGGATATCTCAACCAAGCTATCAGCATTCCTAATGGGGGACAGCCGTCAGCGAAAAACACAAGGGGTCTATGGACACGTTGATCCGAAAGGACGTACAGGCGAAGCACAACGAGCTGTCGGTGCACGTATGGCCTGCATTAACGGTGCAGTATCAGGTGATAGCTACTTCAATGTGACCCAAGCTGGAGCGTACACTATCCGTAAGGCACTGGCCGACCGATGCGACATTATTATTGACGAATACGGCATCAATGATTTGGGCACGGGCGTCAATCTCAGTGTGGCTAGCTTCTCAAATGACATTAATACGATGCGTGCGTTGCTTGGCCCGACGAAGCCATATTTCCGGCAGACCATCACGCCGAGGGCTACTAGCACTAATAGATTTACGGATACGGCTGGGCAGACTCCAACGTCGAACGCGTCTTACCGTAGTGCACTCAACGACGCGATTCGAAATGGCACGCTGACGCTCAACAACGCGATGGCGGGATATTTCGAAACAGCGGATGCTGTGGAGACAGCACGGAACTCTGGCATTATCAAACCACTGTCTGGGCGAGTTCTAACAGATATCACTGTTTCTGCCAATAGTACTACTGTTACATCGACTAATAATGATTTCACATCTGCTGATGTTGGACGCTCTCTATTTGCGTCGTCTAATAACTTCGGCGCAGAAATTGTAGCTTACGTCTCTCCTACTCAAGTGACTATTAGTCAAAGCCAAACAACAGCTATCAACCCCGGCGATTCAGTTTACGTAGGACTGTCTACACAAGATGGCCTGCACTACTGGCCCGAAGCAGAGATTTTAATGGCTGCTGACCCATCATGGAATCAGCTAGGAAATCCGCAGTATTAATAACACGTGGGAAAATTAATGGCAACATTAAACCGATCCCACGTGTGCCAAGACTGCTGCCCCACCAACGAGGTTGGGGCAGCTTCTCACATAGCTTTTTAAAAGCTTACATACTACCTTAAAGGAACAAAATGAGCAAGTCGGATACATGGGAAAATGACCTCCTGAAACTGGTCTTTAATAATGTTGGAACATCCCTTATTGGTGACGCAACTGGTATCGTGCCTAGCACGACAGCGGGTAGTCTTTACCTGTCGCTTCATACGTCTGATCCGGGCGAAACAGGAACACAAGCTACTAACGAAACTGCGTACACCGGCTATGCTCGCGTCGCCGTCGCCCGTTCATCGTCTGGATTCACTGTCTCAGCCAACTCTGTAAATCTTGCAGCGAACGCTGACTTCGGCCAGTGCACCGCGTCGCCGGGAGGCAACCTTACACACTTCGGTGTAGGAACGTCGTCGTCTGGTGCAGGTAAGCTTCTATACAGCGGAACGCTAACACCCAACATTATAATGAACATTGGCGTGCAGCCGCGTATTACGACAGCTGCTGGACTCGTTACAGAGGACTAATTAAACATGGCAATCACGAAAGAAGAAATCCTTGCGAAATGCTCTGCTGAACTGATTGCCAGCCGTGATTGCCATGCAATTGCGGAGGTAGTTAGCGAAGGTAGGACAAAAGCTAGCGGCCTGACGATTGGCAACGGGACTATTATCACTGCAATCGGAGATTTGGCGACCGCAAACACGCTGCTCGACGCATTACACAGCGATCAGCGTTTTAAGTACGTAATCCCTCTTCTAGATCAAGGCCGTCTAATTGGTAGCGATCCGTTAGTAGTGGCAACAATTCAAGCATTTGTGCCGTCCATTTTGAACCAAGCGCAAGCTGACAAGCTGATTGCTCTTTGCAGGGTAGCCGACCCAGTATCTCAAGGGGAAGTGGCAGAAGTTCTTTATAACCCTGACGGGAGTATGAAATAATGGCAATCACAAAATCGAATAAGGTTATTATCGCGGCGGGAACGTCTTGTGCCGCTGGCACAACCAAGGCGTCGCCGGGTGTAACTGGTACGGCATATGATTGCACTACGTATTACGGAGGCGAACTTACTTGGCGTATTACTAATGGTTCGTCAGCTCCTACGGTGGCATGTACGATTCAGTTTCAAATTTCCCCAGATAACAGCACTTGGTACGACTATTATGCTGTGGCTGGCGATGTCACTGCTAGTAGCGCATACAGTGGAGCTTTTATCCTTGATAGGGGTGCTATGTATGTAAGGGCAATTGCTTACGGTAACGCAACTAATGCAGTTACCGTAGAAGCAGCTCTTCAGGCCGTGACAGGAGTTTAATATGCCGGGGATGCGACACCAGCCGTCAGGGCGTGCGCAGCTTGATAAAACAAATCCGCTGTGCCAAGGCATTGTGTTTGCAACAAGTGACCTAACTGTTCCTGTCTCTGCATCAGGTCACGTACAGACGCAGATCAGTCCGTCAACATTTGCACGAACAACTGATCCTAACGGACGAGGGGTAGCAGTAAACGCATACTCCGCTAACGCTGCTATTTCTCTTCCGGCGAGTGTTAGAGACGCTATCGTAGGAAGTCCTTACACTATTGCGTGGATTTGCAGCCCAATCTTGAACTCTGCTGGCGGTCAATTGCTATATGGTAATCGTAACGACGGGCAAGGTACTGCGCAATTCACTGTCGTGCTGTCGCAGGGTCAATTGGTGGTTAGCAATGCTAGTACGTCTGTAACTTTTAACCGATCCAGCATTACGCAGGGCGGGAGAATGTCGATGTCGGTTAATTCGTCAACAGTAACGTTCCGCAATAGTGGAGGCACACAAGGACCGGCATTTAGTAGTTCTACGAATACTATTGGTCTTCCGGCGTCCACAACTATTCTTCCCTACGTGTTGAATAAAGGTGATGGCGCTCGTGGATTTCTTTCTGGGGTAAGTTTCCTTGCGATCTGGAACAGGGCGCTAAGTGCTGCTGAACAGGCCGCGTGGGAGGCTAATCCTTGGCAGATTTTTGCCAGTGCAGAAGATGAACATTACGATACGGATTACATTGCAGCAGCGGGAGGCATCTTTTCCGCAGACGGGTCGTCAATTGGTACGAGTAATCTGACGGCGGCAGCTAATGCTATTTTCAATGCGTATGGCTCTAGTACAGCGATTGCTGGTGCAGCAGGAGCTTCGACATCTGTGTTCCCGTCAAATGGAGCATCGAACGGGACAAGCTCGCTTGACGCTGCAAATATCGTGCTGTTCTATACAAACGCAGCAGCGTCCGGTACAAGTAATGACAGTGCAAGCAGCGTAAGCGTCTTTACGTCAGACGGATCAAGCACAAGTACTGCAAGTGTGTCCGGTAACGCTTATGCCATTTGGCGTGTGTCCGCAGAAAGCTTTGGCTCTGCTTCAAACTCTGGTGGCGGTGTAGCACTTGCTCCAGTTGCCGGAGCTTCAGCTGGGTCATCTTCGTCAGGTGGCGGCGGTTCATCTATGGGACCGGCCGATGGGTCGGCGGATGGAACAGCAGTTGGAACATCAAATGCGGCAGCAATCGCAAGCGCTTTCTACAATGCAATTGCAAATGCTGTAGGTAGCGCAACAGTTACGGCCGTTGGAGCATCAACCAATAGCGTAACAGCTAGTTCGAACGGGTCTGCGTCCGGAACAGGAAACGTTACAGCTTTGGCTACAGCGAACGCAAACACAGGCGGGGCATCGTCGGCAGCTGCTGGCGGGGTTATTTTGGCTTGCGCTTCTGGCGCAGCAACTGGCCTTGCGAACGTTGGAGGTTTGTCCGTTGCTATCTACAGCACTGGTGGTATCTCAATATCAGCAGCACAAGTGCAAGCACTCGCTGCATCTGTAGCATCTACGTTCGGGAATTCGGAAGGACGTTCAACTGTATCTGGCGTCACGGAAGGAGGTTTGCATTATACGGCTTCTGGAGACAAGTTCTCGATTACGTTGGTCCTATCTCCGTACAAACTGACGTTTAATGATGTCCCTTTCAAACTGAAACTTAACTAAGGACGATATGCAAATCACACGTATTCGTGGAGATACAGCCCCGGATAGTTTCACAGTCACTAACGCAAAAACGCGGGGTGTAGTGAACCTTACCGGGTGCACGTTCAAAATGACAATTAGTACCGTTCCTGACCCGGTTGATACATCTACTCAGGTATATCAATTGGACGGAGTAATCAACACCCCGGAAACGGGGATTGTTGAATTTTCCCCGACAGCGGATCAAGCAAACCAAGTAGGGTACTTCTACTACGATGTTCAGATGACGGACTCGTACGGACGTGTCCTTACGTTAGATAAAGACGTGTACCTGTTCACACAGGACATCACGAAATAAGGAGTAAGAGCATGGCTAAAAAGAAGCCAATCCCGGAAAGCGTAGAGCAGGCGTACGAAGAAGAACAATTGGTTCTAGGGCCATGCTCTGAAAAGCAGCGGATGGTGTTGACGGATAATACTACCGATATGCTGTTGATCGGTGGTGGTGCCGGAGGCGGTAAGTCGTATCTGGCACTTCTGAAAGCGCTTAACTTTTGCATGACCGACCCGGCAGCTCGCGTGCTAATCGTACGTCTGACGTACCCAGTGCTAAAAGCTGTCGGTGGCCTTGTGGACGAATCGAAGTACCTCTACAAGCAATTCGGCGCTGAATTCAAACTGCAACCCCTTGAATGGCACTTCCCAAACGGCGCTGTCATTAAGTTCGTTG